CCTGTGAATTACTGGAGCGAAGTGTCGATGCGGCGGCTGCGCGCGAACACGATCGGCAGCACATTGCGCTTGGTCACACCAGCGATGCCCATGACAGCCATGGAGATAATCTGGAGAAACTCTCCATAGCGGTTGGGCTCGTACACGACATTGTCGTCGTCATCGGTACACTTGATGAGGATGTCATCAGTGAGCATCGGGCGGCCATTCCATTGCAGATTGGCCTTGCTGGAGAAGTCGCCAGGAGGCGGGCCGGGCTCCACGATGTCATAGGCCTGACCGCCGACAAGGAAGCAAACCTCACCGCGGGCGCGATTGTAGGCCGGATTACGAATCGTCTGGCCAAAGTTCTCGGCGTCCGGATTCTCCTCCGTCGTTTCAGGCGCGGGCCAGGAAACCACGCCAGTGTCGTCATCCACATCGAATCGAAGCGGGTTCGAATGCAGCGAACAGGTGATACGGCCGAACAGCATGCCCTTGAATCCGTCCGTGACGAGATTCAGGTCAAACGCCTTCATTTCCTTCGTCCACGGATCGTTGATGAAGCGATTGTACGCCTCAGCCGACAGCATGCACAGGAACTTGTCGTTCAGATATTGATCGTCCTTGATGGAGCCGGACTCGTACGGCGTGGCGCCGATATCCTCTTCGAGCGCCGTCATGTACCACCAGAGATTTTCCAACGTGAGCGTGCCGGGAGTACCCATGCCGGCCCACATAGACTGCATGTAGGCGTCGGTCTTGCCGCTGGTGCCCGAATCATTGCCGAAACCAACCGGGCCCTGATCGAGCGGCGTGGTCTCGTGATTGCACCAACCGATCCACGGCGATTGATGGAACAACTGGCCGCGGTAGTAGATCGACTGGAAATCCTCCTGCCACTTGAGCACGTACTGGAGAGACTTCGGGATCTTGTTGGTGAGGAAGTCCTCGAACGACGGCACCCACTGGAAGATGGGCGACTCGAACTTATGGTGAACCAGCCCGACGTTGTAGGAACGCTCGCGGTGCTGGATGATGTCCTTCTTGGCCGGCGCCGAAGCAACAGCAGCCGGAAATGCGAACTGACGGCGCTGCGGAGGCGGCTCCACAACGATGCCGGTCATCGTGCTACCCTTGTTTGCTTCCCACTTCTGGCGCCCAAAGATTCGCTTGTAGGAGCCGTAGTTGCGACGAAACTGCACCTCCTTGGCGAAAAACCAGGCGGGCAGCTTGTTATACAGATTGCGGTCTTGCGGAAGCCATCCAGAACAGGCGTTCTGATTGATGGCAGGAAATGATGGAATTGCCATGTGAACAGTGAACTAAGTTTCTTGTATCCGGCTCGCGATACTGATAGAAGCCTTATGTGCCCTGCCCACGGGCGATAGAAGCAAGTTCCCTATAGCACAAAGCGTGCCAACTTCCAACTAAGCTGGTGCATATAAATGAAATGGCCGGCCCTTCGGGCCGGCCAGGCGAGCAATGAATAAATAGATCCGCGGGCTGCTACGCCGCTGCGCCCTGCCGACGCGCTCACCCGCGCCGCGCCTGCGGCGCTTCATGCGCGGGTCGCGCGTCTGGCTGCGGGCTGGCGGCTAACGACCTCGGCGGGCCACGATATTATCAATGGCCTGAACCGCGGCGTTATCGTCGTCGGCGGACTCGGGTGCGCCGCCAGTATCGTCCACCGGAGGCAAACCGCGGCTGGCCGCGCCGGCCACCTTTTTGTACTTGGCCAGCTCCGTGTTCAGCGCCCTGATCTGCTTGGCCGCCAGTTCGCCCGCCACAATCATCTGTGCGGTGAACAGGGTCTGCGGGCTGCTGTGCATATGCGGCGGGAAGTGCTTAATGACGACTTCCTTGGCCATCTCAGCGAACTTCGGCGCCATACTGCCGAACATAGTCTGGCTGAGCGTTGTGAACACTCCGGCGGCCTTAGCCACATTGGCTTTGTGCTGCTCGGGGAACTGCTCCAGCCGCTGCTCAAGCATCAGCGCCTTGTGCTGCGCGGAGCTGCGCTGCGCTTCCATTTGGGCCCGGGCGCCCGGATGCTGCTTCGGATCGTATGTCTGCTGCGAGATAACCGGCTTGCCGTCGGCGCCCTTTTGGAGCACGCGAAACGGCTGGCCCGCATCGACCGCGGCGATCTGCTCAGTCCAGAAATCCGCGGCGCCCGCCAACTGCTGATATTCAGTGGCCGCGGTCTCGTATTCGGGTGTCAGCATGTAGCCGCGCTCGTGGTCGACAAAGCTGGCGGGCGGGGCCGAAGCCTTGGCCTCATTGATGGCGCGCTCGTGGTCAGCCTTCTTGATAAGCTCGCCATTCTGGAGCTGGAGCTGGAGCGGATAAAAGTGCGCAAAGCCCTCATTACTCATCCGCGTGAGCAGGGTTTTGGCGGCCGGGTCGGTGACCGCGGCGAGCTGTGTGGCGCGGGCCTGTGCGGTCTCCGCGGTTCGTTGATCCCAGCGTTGCCGCACTGGCGCGGGCGGCGCGGGCTGATTTTCGGGCGGGTTCGCGTCCTTAGCGGGCTTGGCGGGCGGGGCGCCCGGCTCCGGGTTCGCCGCGGATAACCCGCGATTCTCGAACTCGCTCAGGATGTCGCCGAGGTTCTCGGAGGCTCCGCCGGACTCTGGGGCTCCGAGGTCAGGCTCCGGAGCGGCGCCAGAATCTGTGGCAAGGGATCCGAAGTCTGCTTGTGGGAGTGCTGCCAAGTCTGCGGCTGTAGTATCTTCAGGCATAGGTCATGTTTCTCTTTGGTAGTTGCTAACAGTGATCGAAGTTCCACCTCCGTGAGGCGGTGAAAAGTGGTTAAGAGGCGCTGGATGCTGTGTTGGTAATCCGCTTTGGTTTCGGCAAGCAGCATCGCCGTCATGGGATGCTGCTTCCACGAATGGAATTCAGGCGACTGGTTGAGCGGGGGCTCCGTCGGCTTGGGCGTTGATTGGCGCATTGAAGGTTTGGGAGGCTAGTTGCATCAGTTGCTGGAGATCGTTCAGCGCTTTTGGGTCGCCGCCGGTCGCTATTTCAAGGGCCGAGCGCGGAATGTTTGAGAGCGCCTGAAACAGCGCCGCACCGATCGCCTTTGTGTTGTCTTGAAGCAGCGGCAGCATTTCCTTGTAGTCGTTCGGGAACGCCAGCTCGCAAATTTTCTTGAGGAAATATGGGCCGAGCGGCGTATTCGCAAACTGTGGATAGAGCTGCATGTAAGACTGGAGCTGCTGCTGCCGCTCCAGATAATCAATGTCGCCCGCGGGGAAAACAAGATACGGGAACTCCGCCAACATCGCCCGCACCTCCGGCTTGTCTTCGAGGAATGTCTTGTTGATACCCGCGACCACGTTGTTGACGAGCAGATCCCACACGTATTGGAGCATGCTGCGATAGCCCACCGCAAAGACCGTCAGCGGCATGCTCTTGTTTGCTGCGGCCTGCTCTTGCGCCATATCCAACTCCGTCGCGGTCTTCCGCGCATCCTTGCGGTTGATGGCCGCAAAGTCGGTTTGGCCCGCGTTAGCTGCATTTTCGGTCCGCAGTTGCGACGCGGTCTGCAACAACGTGGGGTCGGGCCACGGCGGCGAGAAGAATTTGACCTTCTTTTTGACGACCCTGCCCGGTGCGACTACAAAGGCGGTCTGCGCGATCTCGGGGTTGGAGGTTTGATCCTCCTCGTCGAGCGCCACATAAACCTCGCTGGCACGCATAATGCCGTTGACCGCACCCGTCCAAATCATGGTCAAGGCTTCCTGATCGTGCATGTCGAGGAAGCCGCGGCCATGCTGCTCAATGAGCAGCGGATTCTCCGTGATCTTGTAGTTGACGGGGAAGATCGGATACATCGTGGCCGGCAGCGGATTGCCGCCGGGGTCAATGAAACCGCTCGTAAAATCCTCAGCGCCCGTCAACAGCATGTTGTTCACAAGATTGAACCAGCACGCCTGAATTTGGTAGGTGCCGTTAATCAGCACCTTGAATAGCACTTTGGCCACATCGAAGGTGCGGACCATGCGGTCCGGCTCCGAAATCGGGTCCATCGTAGCGTGCACCGCGGCCTCCCGCCACTTGTAAGCGCTGGCCCACTGCATATACTTGACACTGGTCAGGTGATAAACAACTGCGACCATCGGCGCCGACTGAAGTTCGCGGCACCGCAGCGGAAACACAAAGTCCTCCGCGGGCACATACTGCACATCACTGCTGGTTGGCGCCTCGGTGTTGTGCGACACCACAAAGACGCCGCGGCCGTGAAGTTGTGAGGACTGAATGACGCGGATATGCGTTTGCAGCCAGTCGCCCGCGCGGAACGCATCCGTAAACGCCTGCTCAATGTCGGTAACCGCTTCAGCGCCTTGCCGACCGCGCTTGGGCCGGCAAATAATGTGGCGCTGCCGCCCCGTCAAATAATCGATGTAGGCGGGCAGCTCGCGGTCCATGTTGGACGCGATGACGCGGCGCCCAATATAGGTCTCGTTGCCCATCACGATTTCGGCCGCGCGGGCCTCCTCGACTGTGATATCGAGTTCGTAGGCATCCCGTGTTTGGTCGACTTCGCCGCCGACCATTACGCCGTCCGCGCCCCTAGTTCCGCCGATACGAACCCAATTGAGCATTAAGGCGTTGCAGCGGTCGACCAATTTGTCGTCCGCTAAACCCTCCGCTTGTGCGGTAGGCGCCGTTGTTGATGGCTCTTGTTTTGTGTCTTCCATAAACTGCTTCCCAAGCTTGTTCGAGTGTTTCTAGTTTTTCCCGCACCGGCGCGGTTGCCGCCGCGGCCGACGCCACCGATGCAAAAATGTAGTGATTTTGCTGCGCGTGCGCCAACACCGCGGCATCAAAATGGTCGGGCGAATAACCGTGCCGCGCCCGAAACAGCTTCTTATCCTCAATCTGCATCCGCCGCTTGCCCTCTTCATCGTTGATGAAGTACATGATTTCGGTCATCTGCCGCCGGAGCTTCGTGCTCATGCCGTCGAGCGCCAACCGCCGATCCAGAACCAGGCGCCGGAAATTGAAGGCCAGCTCGGCCCGACGGTTCACAAAAATGCGCTTATTCTTCGGGGCACCCTGATTGTGCACTCCGTGAATGTGCATGCCCATTTCGCCCAGCCGCTGAATGATCGGGGTACCCTGATTCGCAGCATCCGCGGTCACATTGGAGTGCGGAATACCCAGTGCCATGACCCGCTCATAGATCGCCGCGGTCAACGTTGGCTCGTGCGCGATGTACCATTCCCACTCACCCACGCAGTAATTGTCCTTCCAGACCGACAACACCGTGGCGTCGCCGCCGAGCGCCAAATCGAGACCCGCCCGCAGTGGAATTCCCACCTCCTGCTTGTGCGTTATGTAGCGGGTCGTCGAGTCGGGCAGCAAATAGAACTCGATGCCGCTCGTAAACAGCGCCAAATATGATGAGCGAATATACGGTGAGTCAATTGTGAACTCCTCGACATCACGATTATACTCGTCAAACAGGTGCGGGCAGTCTTTGTAGTCGACCCGCCGAAAGTATTTGCGGCCCAACCTGAGCGGCGCGGGCCACGTGTCGTCAAACTTGGTGCAGGCGTTGTAGAAGTAACCCTTGTCCTTGCCGGGTGATGACACGTTCAGCCAGTGTGTCCAGCCGTGACACCGGCGGTACGACATCACCAGCTCTTCTTCCAGCGACTTACATTCATTGAGAACAATGGCCATGCCGCCACCCGCGACGAGCGGGTGCCAGCCCTCTGTTTTGCCGCTCTCATCAGTGCGCTGAAGCGTAATTTCTGAACCGCTGCGGGCACACCAGATTTTGTGCTTGTTGATTTTGAGGAAGCCCTTGCCGAGCTGCGCGTTGATTTTGACCGCGCGCTCCTTGATGTGGCGCCACGTTTGTTCATGAAGCTGGGTGTATGAAGAGCTGGTGCCGATCCAGTGGAAATTCTTCTTGCAGCAGAGGGTGAACAGCGCCCAGATCGAGAGTACAATCTGGTCTTTGCCGGAGCCGTTCGCCGCGCAGAGCGTATAAATCATGGGGTCGGCCTTTGTGGGCTCGACCTGCACAGTTTCGTCGTACGGATTCGGATAGCCGGACAACTGCATCAGGGCCTCGGCCTGCCACTGATACAACTCCATTTCGGGAAATAGAAACTCCTTGAAGGCCCAGGCGTGTGGAATCGCCATGACCTTCTGGATCAGCTCCGACGGCGGCCCCTCGTCGCGGTTGAGCCGCTTTTCGCTATAAGTTACGGGCCCGGGCGTCCTGCCTTGCAGACGCTCAAAGGCCTCGTCATCAATTTCCGGCATCGATTATAATGGGTTCGGGCGCGTTTAGGCGACCCTGTTTGAAAGCCAGCTTCTTTTTCTCGAAGTCGGCCATCCGCTGCTCGATGGCGGCGATGACGCGCTCCGCTTCGCCGGCCACGGTTGGCACCGCGTCGCGGCGGCCTTTCTGGTCATCGCGGACGTACCGCGCCACATTGAAGCGCAGGGCGTCATTCTTACTGTGCTCGACGATATCAACCATCACATCGAGCATTCGGTCCGCCAGCGGCTTGTTGGGGTCGCGCTCCTTCATCATTTTGCTGCGGAAAGACGACGATTTCTCCATGAGCACCGCGGTGACTTCGGCTTCGCTGATCGGCGGGAACGCCAACGCAATGTCGGAAACGCTGGCGCCATTGTTGTATAGCGCCTCAAAGGTGTCGGCAAGGTCAGTCATACCTTGAGTTTCCTGATAGTGGCCAGCAAGTTCTGTTCAGCTTTTTCGCTGCGCGCAGCTTGTCCGCAGTCACAACCCTCATTACGCACCAATTCTTGCGGCGTGCAGGTGCACGAACTGACTTCAGCGGCCAATAAAGCATCTCGCGCGGCAACGATTTTCTGTAGTTCAGTTTCGGCTGACATAAATCATGCGGGTTGGGGCTGGGCGGCGGGCTGGGCCCGGGCGCGGAAGCATTCGAGAAGCGGATGGGCTGGGGCGGGCGGGGCGGCGGGCGGGGCCTCGCGGTGAAGCCACCAGCGCCAAACCTCCGCGGTCGCGCGGGCATCAGCCAAGGCGTTGTGGGCGTTCGCGAACTCCCGGCCAAAGCAGAATTTGTATGATTCTTTGAGCTTTGGGAACTTGAGCGTGCCGTTCTTGTTCGGGATATTGACAATTGGCGTCATGACGCGCATGATGCAGTTGTTCAAACCCATGATTTTCTGGAAGGGCAGCAGCCCAAAGCCGTTTTGGAGGCTGAAAAGCACCAGCACCTGCCAATCGAAGGGCATATTGTAAGCCATCAGGCGGCTGGCGCGCTGGGTCAGCGCCACAAAAGCGTCGTAAGCGGCCTGCGGCGTGACGCCCGCGCGGACCTGCTCGATGGTGACGCCGTGGGCCTCGGCGGCTCCGGGCGCAATTTGGACGTCGGGCGGCAACTGCACCGTTGCACCGTACTCGTCAAGTGTTTCGCCGCGGGCATCGAGCAGCACGGCGCCGAGCTGAAGCAAGTGGGCCTGCCGCGGATCCTTCGCGGGCAGGTTCTTGTTGGTGAAGCTCGACGTTTCAGTGTCGAAGATTAGGTACATAGCTTTTTCGCGCTGTCGGCCATCAAGCGGAGTAGAAATTGTTCTTCGCTGAGCGCATCTTTTGTAACCGCGCGGTAAAACTTCTGACGCAATTCAATCTGGTTGTCGCGCACGACCGCAGCCCAATCTATGGTCGGATCTCCGAGCCCCGCGGGCCAAACCGTGGGCAGCAGAAGGTGCTCGCCGGGCCGCGCAGGGCGCTCCTTGGACTTATGGCGTGTCATGAGTAAAGCGCATCGGCGGCGCCGGGGTTTAAGTTCATGAGGTTTGTTCTGCAGGATTCGTGCCAAGATGATATTTAGCTGAAATTTTGTCCGCGGTGTGAGCGCAACCGTAGTCCAAAATGAAACTGTTTCGGGCCTCCTCCCTCCGCTTCGTCACCGAAGGTGTGCCATTCTGACTCACTGTGCCAGCGTTGGCGCACAAAGGCACGGCCGACCCAGTAGCAAAGCTGCCATTAGTGCCGTTTATACCTTATTCCTAATGATTCGAGCACCTACTTTCGACTGCCTTAGCATTAGGAAACCACGCTCCTAATGATTAGGGACACTATTTCCTAATGACTTATTATCCGGCAGTAGGGTTTGCCGTTCTAATGAAAGAAATTATAATAATAACTAGCTAATGATAAGCTCTAAGAATACAAAATGACTTCTATTAAAGTTGATTTAGAAGTCCCTCTCAAAATGCAAAATAGTATCTTTAATGATTAAAACTTATTTCATTTTTGAGCTGAAAACAGGCCTTTTCGTCTTTATGGCCATTAGCTTATGCTAGTCTTTTCCCTTAAATTAGGTTAGCTTTTGCCTAATTCACCTCATTAGCCTCTGCCGCCCCGCCCCCGAAAAAGGCCGCTTCGCCCCTTTCCTCTGTTGACGGCCGCGGCCGGCTCTATATATGGCGGCACCGTCGGTCCTCGTGCGCGACGGCCCCGGCTCTTTACCAACTTGCGGTGCGGATAGCAGCGGTGCGGCGAATGTCGCCCCGCGGAGCAAAACGGCCAGTCGGCACGTTGACGGCAAGGTCCCTCCCGCTTGGGACCTACCGGCGCAACGGGTGCGAAGGGCAGCGTTCAAGGCCCGCGGCGGAACCAGTAACCAAGCCAATGACCTGCCAAGGCCAATGAAGTCCGCGCCTAGTGACCGATGCACGGGCGCCCGTTACGGGGCCGATAGTCTGCCAAGGCTATTGGAGCGTAACGGGGCGAACGTCCGCCGCGCCGGAGCACACGCAACCTGAGTGAAGTTGAGAGGCTACATCCGCTGGACTTGTGATGACACAAGGCCGCGGTCACTAAAACATTCAACAACAAGAGTTTATGCAAGACACCAACAAGACAGTCAAAGCCACATGGAACGCGCAATCCGCCCGATTCATTCACGAGCTGACCAAGGCCGTGAAAGTCCTGGGAGTTCGCTCCGGTGACACCAACGATGCCACGGCCGCAGTCATCGGCGCAATGCGCCGGAATATTGCCGAAAAGGCATGCAAGCAACTCTTGGTTCAAACCAAGAACCAAGGCGAGAAGTTGAAGGAAGTGAAGGAACACACCGACAAGCAACGCGCCACGGGTGCGTTGTTGAAGTTGAAGATTGGCACCACGGAAGAGTGGTTCCTTGGTTTGTGCGACAAGGGAGTTCAAACCCTTGTCCGTGCCGACCAAGCACTTGCGGGATTGGAAAAGACGGGCGACGGAATTCAGTGGTCGCCCGTTCCCGGCAGCAACGCGGACGAGTTCATCCGCCGCGAAGTGCAAGCCTTCAAGATTCGCGAGAATTACGCGGCACTTGACGCCGCAGATTCCGAACACGCCGCGGCGAAGGCCGCGGAGGAAGCTGCAATGCTTCTCGGAAAGTAAGTGAAGTTGGAATGATCCCCGCCAAGGAATTAACCTTGGCGGCGGATGTAACCTCTCAACAGAGCAAGCAAGGCAAAGGGGAAGGCATACCCTTTGTGCTTCGCACCTTGTGAGTCGGTGCGTTTATGCAATAACTCATTTCCCGGAAGCATTATGCGCCAACGTATTCCTTTCTAGCTTCCGGTTCGATGTCCGCGCCGTCATGCCGACGGGGAGTCAATTCGACAATCGCGGTCCCTTGGTTAGCGGTTAGCACAATTCTGCAATGAACCTTTCGCAATCGCCACCACTGCCACGCTTAAAGCGTGGAAGCGACATTGAATCCTCGTAATCGAAGGATGGCCGCCCGAATGCACCGGGCGCCTCGTAATCGTCACAACCGCAGGGACACTACACCCGTGCATAATCCGCCCCATGCGTGCTCACTTGAATTCAATGTTGCTTCCACTCTTTATGTATCGAAAACCTAATCCTCAAAAAGCCGCTGCGCGGCTCCAAATCCTCAAAGAGGAACTTTGGGCCCGCGGTTTCAATCGCGGTGCCAGCCGCGGCTGGTTGGCCCGCAACAATCGAAAACTATCGCGCATTGCCGCGAGAACCTAATCCAATGCAAATCACACAATCACGGACAGTTGATCCCGAATCGCTAGTTGCGCGCTATAGTGAGAATAATCGACTCAATAGCGTCAACTATTACAAAGAAGACACATATTGCCGCACCGACATTGCGGTTGTCCAAGTCTTTGGCATCGCCAATGTCTTTTTCGGCATCTACGGTTTCCAACAATTGGACTTATGGGAAGGTGTTTTAGTCGATGACGAGGCACGTCAACACATTATCGAAATAGCCACCGCGAGTTTCAACGCCAATTGCAAGCCCGAATATATTGAAGCTCACCGTGCGTTCTTCGCCGAACATTATCAACGCGCTATCTAATTACTCGTAAGCTCAATAGCCCGCCCAATTTCTTTGGGCGGGCTTTTAATTTTATGATTATTACCGATTTTAGCCGCGTTCGCGTGGCTTACAGTGCTCTAGGTTGGACAGTGGAAATCAACGAAACCTGCGAATGGGCTATAACGGCCAAGCAGGCCATATACATAATCGGCGCCATCAACAGGAGCTTGGCGCTCTGCGCCATGCCCATCAATCTTCGCAATATATGACATTCCACATCTACATCCAAGGCAACAGCATCGGCCGCGCCCGCATCACGGGCCAAGGCGGCCTGCGCGGCGAAATCGTCATGGACCGCGAGGTTCAAGAGGCATTACGCGCCATCAACGAATATCATTCGTGCTGCGCCAGCATGCGCGAACTGGCCCGCGGTGGCTACAGCTATATGACTTTCGGTAACAGAATCGGTGAAATAAAGGTAATATGAATGAACTCCAACTCCTCAGCCGCCGAATAGCGCGGCTCCAACTTGAATTCATGCACGCCAAGCGGGCCGCCATGGGCACCGGGCGCGTGAAAGTTGTGCCCGTGCGGGAAACTGTGATCAGGCGCCACGTGCGCGTCAAGCATACTCGAATTATTATCACGCGATGAAAATCACCTGCCCACGCTGTGGCTGTGCCACAGCGTCCTACCGACCGCATTGTCTTCACTGCAACGCGGCCCTCGACCCGCGGCCCTTGTTCGACCCGGACAAGGCGCCCGAGCCCTGGGAGCGGCGCATTCAGGCTGTCCTGTTTGTGGTACTCTTTATGCTAGCGTGGCTTGTGGCCTATTTTGGGCCCTGGAATTACTAGTATGGTTGTCCATTGCACCGAACCACACTTAATTGAACAAGCCTATTTAACGGCCGCCTATTACTGGATTTCCCGCGTGCGTACCAACAAATGCGGACGTTGGTGGCGCTATGGGCCATATAAAACTTTGGATGCAGCAGTAAATGCTGCGAAACAAACTGAACCACAATTTTATGGAAACACCAATCTGGAAAACACCCGCATTCTGGCGTGAGCTAGCAGAGGAGTGGCGCGGGCCGAAAACTTTTGCAACGGATGAAGGTATATGCGGACAGCTTGTTTGTGCGTTAGAAGGTTATAAGGAATCGTCTGAAGCCCGTGAGTTTCTACAAACATTCCATCGACCCTACACTAGGGCCTATTTCTGGCCAATTACAGACGAGTACCGCATACAACGCGCCGACCTATGCGACAAGATTGCAGACCACCTCGAACATGAAAATCAAACTCAAGGGCCCAACGCCCAAACCTAAGGCGCACTGCTGCCGAATTTATGCCTCGCGGGGCCTAAAGTGCCCCGAGTGCAATCCACCAATCGTAACCACCAAAGAACAACATCATGACTAAAACCGCCCGAAACTACTGTCTGCGTAAACTTGATTACGCTGTGCAAGCCGCCGTAAACCAGAGCGACTACGGCGACAGCTATCGCCAATACAAGCGTGGTGCCATCACGCGGCGCGAAGCCGACCGCGCGTGGCGCAAAGCCACAACCGTATCCGCGCGGCTCGGTCCGCCTGCGCCACCTTTGCATTGCCCACCGCGGACCACTACGCGGAACAATCGCCGTTGGACCAAATAGCTGGCACACTTCTAGCTCTATAGCTTTCGTGGCGAATGCCAGTGAGGTCTACATACATCACAACAACAAGACTTCACACCTTTTGTCGCCACGCCTACAGCGAGCCACTGGCTCAGATTAAAACGGGACCGCGGGCTAATGCGGTACAAAGCTACGGGTTGCTGTTTCACCGTGGCATGATTTGGATAGCCGCCCACGCTGTCATAGCCGGCGACAAGCGGCGACAAGAACCAAGACTGCGGGTGTTATGAACCTGCATAGCATGGGAGCTTCATAAGCTCAGGGTCCAGTAGAAGTCTGGCGCCGCCTTGTGCGGTGTGGTGTAATGGTTCTTCCTTCCTTTATTAGCGGGACTCAGTGTAATGCTGAGTTGGCCACCGACCGCTAATTTACTGTGCAATAGTGGTCAGACACAGTCCGTGGTTTATGACGATTATCTAGCCTTGTCCACGGCTCAAGCAATCAAGGCTCGATGCGCCATTGGTGTAACGGTAGCATGCTGGCAGAATACGCTGGTAGGTGCAGGTTCGAATCCTGCATGGCGCTCCACTTTACTGCACAGCAAACGAGACTTGTCGCACGCCCGCCGGCAAGTTATGATGCGAGGGAGCGGGCTTAAGGGTCCTCAGTGCAGTTAATTTTGGCCCGGCGGTTCGGTTTTCTTCGGCCTGTGAGGGCAGCAACCGAAGCTCCTTTTCCGAGCCGCCGGGCTTCTCTTTATGCAACTAAAACCAAACACATACTACCATACCTGCGGCGGTCTCAAAGCCTACGTCGGGTTTAAACATCCGAGCCGCTCGGACTGTTGGATCGGCTATATTATCGATGGTAACCATGATCACGTAATCACCTGGTTCGATACGGGCAAAGCGAATCATAGTCCTAATTATGACCTCGCCGAGGTCTGGACTGACAAACCTGTTGAGGGTACTGGCGCGTGGACCAAGACCCTGCCCCAAGGAACCTACATTCGACATCAAAATTGGGGCACTGGCGAATATCTTTTGCGCGGACCAAATGGTTGGATTCCCTCTCGCAATTGCTTACGGCCGCCTGACGTATCAGAGCCCAAACCCTGCTGGGTGCATTGCACCAAGCTGCCCTTGACCCACAACGATGTGCGACCCGGCTACATCATCAAGCACATCGAACACGGCTTCACCGCACTGGTGCTGGAAGTCAACGCCGGCCATGTCGGCACCAAGAGTAGCAGCTACACTTACGAGGTGCTCGCCGCGAGCTTTGAAATCTCACGCAACGGCGGCAAGATTTACGAACCCTGTTTCATCATCGCATAGATTTTGACATCCGGACCATCAACATCACCGCACATGAACACCATCATTGAAGTGTTGCCAACCGCATTTACCACTACCATTGGCAGCGTGCTAGCACTGACCTTGCTTGGTTGGCTCTATTACAAACTCAAGACCCACAAATGAACTCATGTCCACCAACATTATTGCCGCAGTCGTCACCGCTTACTGCGCCTGCGCCGTCTGCTGCGGACGATCCACCGGTCGTACTGCTAGTGGATCACGCGCAGTTGAGGGTGTCACAATCGCTGGCCCTCGAGCTTTTCCGCTCGGCAGCATCGTCGTCTTCAATTTCGATACTGTTCTCGGGCCGCGACGCAAATCCCGATACATACTTGAAGACCGCACTGCCAGACGATTCGACGGCCGCTTCGATCTCTACTTCACAACTCATGAAGCAGCTCGGCGCTTCGGAAGGCAAACCAATACCTTCACCATAATCACGCCATGAAGGATAAGTATCTACAACAGGTGCAGTCTCTAATTTGCGATCACGAGAACGAAATCTACCGGGCGCACTCCCAGTTTACGAACCAAGAACTGGTGGCAATTTACACGACCGCGCTGCATCAGAAAAATGCATTCATTAGCATCGTCATATCCCTGGTGCTGCGCCGTCGGCTACAAGAAGCGGAGCCCCAGCTCGATACTGAATTTCAAACCCTTTATTTGCAGGCCGTCAATGCCTTCCATTATGTAACCGAATATCCTTACCGCGGAGTACTAGGTTTGAAAGTCCATTCTCGTCTTATTGATTATGCACCCGCGATCAAAGCTTACATTGACAAATGGCTCGACAGCCCAACCGCTTTACCTTATGCCAATCCACCCGAACAGCTGTGACATTTACATCGCCGACTTCACCCGCCTTACCGGCACTTATTGGCTGCACGCTCGTGTGCCGCTGCGCCGCTATCGTGATAAGCCCGAGCGCCCGCGAGAATTTAAGCGCATCATGATCCTCGGCCTCGCCCCATGGGAAGTTGGCCAATTGCTCGGCGGCAACTAAAGTTGGCACGCATCTTGCAATACACTTTCTGCACACAACGTGCAGTTGTTAGTAACCATAAACCATAACTGTTATGCCCGAAGAAACCGTTCCCACAATCGTCATCGGCGGCAAGATCCTCGAACTCACGACCCACAAGTTCAAGAAGTCCAAGCGCGTCGACAATCCTGACAAGCCCGGCAAGAAGAAGACCGAGGAGCACGAAGTCACCTTCGTCGGCCCGAAGCTCAACGGCCTGACCGCCGCAGTGCTCGTCTTCACCGCGCTGCTCACCGAAGCCGAGACCAAGAACACTGGCGGCGCCGAGAAGCTCTCGATTCAGCTCCTTCAGGAGCGCATCGAGAATGCTACCGAAGCCGGCTTCGATGAGAAGACTGGCAAGGATGACCCGAAGGCCTACATCGACGAGCTGACCACGACCGAGAAGTCGAGCCGCGCGGTGTCCGAAGTCGACATCCTGCGCCAGCAAGTTGAGCTGGGTCTGGAGCTGTCGATCATCGCCCCGGGCCTCATGAATGAGACCGCCTGGGAATCCATCAAGGGGTCCGACGGCAAGCCCCTGTTCAAGGACCAGGACGCGCTCATCCAGCGCTACATGGCGCTCCAGACGGACATCAATCGCCTGCATGTGCTGCATGAGGCCAAGCTCAAGGCCAAGGAGACCGCGGCCAATGCCCGCAAGAAGAAGGCCCAGGATGCGGCTGCCAAGGTGACCGCCGATGCTGCCAAGGCAGGCGCCACGCAGGCTGGCACGGATGCACCTGCTCCCGCGCCCGCGACGAAGCCCGCGCACTAATTGACTGCCGGCTGAACACGGCCGCGTCCAATGGGCGCGGCCCTTTCAGTTTACAGTCAACAAACCAAACCAGTAATCCCTATGGGCAATGGATCATTCGACGCCGCAGCATATGTGGCGTACACCAAAACCACCGCGGGCAAGCGGACCGAACAGGTCTTCAGCCAGCGTCAACTCCACAAGGATCTCGACCCGCGCGGCGTCATCCGCGAATCCGCGGCCAGCGCGGACCATCCGCGGCCAACGCCGGTCATCATTGACCTCGATGTGACCGGCAGCATGGGCATGATTGCCGACCACTTTGCCCGCGAAGGACTCGGCGTGCTGTTCAATAGCATCTACAACGACAAGCCAATTGCCTCTCCGCACATCTGCTTCACTGCCAACGGCGATGTGATGTGCGACAAAGTTCCCTTCCAGTGCTCGCAGTTTGAGGCAGACAACCGCATCGTGCAGCAGCTCACACAGATTTATTTGGAAGGCGGCGGCGGCGGCAATGCTTCGGAGTCCTACAACTTGGCCTGGTATTTCGCGGCCCGGCGGACCAAGCTTATCTCGCAGAAGCAGAACCGCTTAGGTTTCTTGTTCACCATCGGCGACGAGTGTCTGCCCGAGGATCTCACCAACGAGGATGTCAACAATATCTTCGACGGCAATGATACCGAACCGGTCGACAACCTGACGCTGCTGCGGCAGGCGCAGCGGAAGTTCCATGTCTTCCACATCATCATTGCGCAGGGCAACTACGCCTCATCTAATCTGCACAAGGTGCAGGCGTCGTGGCGCAGTCTCCTAGGTGAGAACGCCATCACGTTGGACGATTACAAGAAGCTGCCCATGCTGGTCTGCTCCATCATGGCCCACATCGCCGGCCATTCTACCACGGCTAGCCCGTTCTCGCGGCAACTGGCGAACATCCCACGGCCCCGCGCTCTGCTCACATGAAACTCTGCGACGCCGCAGTTATCGGCGCCAACTTCGGCGACGAAGGTAAGGGCCTCGTCGTCGATTGGCTTGCCGCAACAGGTAAGTACGACGCAGTCGCGCGGTTCAATGGCGGCGGCAACGCCGGCCACACTGTGCAACTGGCTAATGGACAACGCCATGTCTTCCGCAACTTTGGTTCCGGTACGCTCCGCGGTCTGCCTACACTGTACTATCCGAAGGTGGTCGCCAATCCGATCCTCTTCATGGAGGAGTACCAAGAACTTGCGTCGCTGGGTTACCGCCCGGAAGTTTACATTGACCCCGACTGCATGGTCACCACGTTCGTAGACATGATGGTCAACCAGATGCGTGAAGCAGGCCGCGGCGACGGGCGCCATGGCTCGTGCGGTGTCGGTTTGCACGACACTATCACACGCAATCAGGTGCCCGCACTACAACTCACGATGGGTGATCTGTGGAGCGGCCGCAGTATCCGTCCAATCTTGGCGGACATTGTCCACAAGTGGGCACCATATCTGAACTGCAAGATCCTTGATCCGGAAACCGCGATCACTAAGTTCATTGAAGCTTGCGGCTTCATCGCCACACTCACACGCCCGCTGGGTTCCGCGGTTGTTCCCCGCATAATCTTTGAGGGCGCGCAGGGTCTGATGTTGGACATGGACAATGCCACCATGTTCCCACACGTGACCCACTCGAAGACGGATCTCACCAATATCATACCGCACCTGAACGGCGCGGACCTCGATGTGTTCTTCGTGAGCCGCACTTACCTTACGCGGCACGGCGCCGGGCCCTTGCCGCAGGAAGATCCGACCCTCAGCTACGAGGACCACACCAACAAACCCAACCAATGGCAGGGCACACTGCGCTTTGCCCCGTTGGATTATGCTGCGCTACTCCAGCGCTGCCATAAGGTGCATCGCACGGGTGACCACAATCATCTGGTTATGACGCATGCGGACCAGTATGAAATGCAATCAGGTTGGCAGGCCCACATGATTTCGTACGGCCCGCGCGCCGAAGACATGACGCTGAACGTGACATAAATTGACAGCGGCCGGACCTGCGGGTCCGGCCCTTTCAGTTTATGACATTAACTCTAGTAGCCCTCCGGGACTTGCTCTTCAAGTTCCCGCTTACCCCAGAGTTGAATGCGGCCAAGTATTACGAAGCCCGTCAACCCTACGCCGCCGCGGATGCTGCTTGCTTCAAGATTATTGCAACTGCGGAGCTTGGCGCCCAGCTTAAAGCTGACCCCGAATGCGAGAATGTATTCTATGTGCAGATTAAAGACCTGCCCCTTGAGTACTATGACGCCTTCGCCTCTAAGACCTACGCCGTTATCTGGCTGGCGGCGCACTGGCTGGAATCCACGGAGTATCAGCTCACTAAATCGGATGCTGCGCTCCAGCGCAAAGCCAAATATGAGGCGGAGCAATGGAGCCTCGGCCGCCTGAATCGCATCGCCCACAAAATTGCGACCACCTGCGATTATCCGCAGTCGCACATCTATGAGATGCTCACGCAACAGACCACCGAAGAGGGTCTGCGCACGCTCATAAACATCTTCGAGGAAGCTGCGAAGTGCCGCTTCTACGAACAACCAAACACAAAACCCCCGGTCTAACATGCAAAAGTACCCCGTCAAAGTCCGCCGCGCTATCGCCGTCATCACCAAGCACGACAAGTTGCGGAAGCGCATTCAAAACAAGTATTACAATAAGCGTCACGTGCTGGAAACTAAACGCAACGCTATCCAAATCAAGATCGGAAAGCTTGATGATGCCGAAGCGGCAGTTGCCAATGCGGCCACGGTCACTCGCGTTGCACTGGTGAAAGAGCTGATCGAAGCAGCTCGCACGGCCGGCCTCAATCCCGGTGCGGTCATTGCCGAAGCCTTCAATCCCACAATGATCACGCACTCCGAACCTTCGCAGTCATGAGTATCTTCGCCGACATTCATAAAGCCCGCGCTGCTTTGGAGCAGCAAGCCACGGCTAAGCGGGCGGCCCAAGCGTACCGCACCCAATGTGACAACAAGGTGCGGGAACTCCAAACTAAATGGCGGTTGCGGCAATTGCAAAAGTGGGCGGACCTCGGCATGTCCGACATCCCCATTCACATCACCGCTCAGCCCTTCACATATGAGGCCATGATGGCCTTCTTGCAAACGTGGTTACTCACCGCCAATGAGCGCTACGTCACCACCGAGACTAAACGCCGAGAGCAGGTAGCCGAAGTCTCAACCAAGTTCGTCGCCGCGGAGAAGACTGGCTATCTCAAGGCGGGTGACTACACGTTCAAACCGCGGCAGCGCAAGGCCATTGACGCCATCATTGAGGCATTCCGCAGCAAGAAAACCAGTGCCGTGCTTTTGCCCCTGGAAGGCGGCGAAGGTAAGTCCGTCATCTGCTGGGCCATTGTCAAATACTGGCAGGACAACGGCTGGTTCGGTAATTCCATTGCCAAGTTTCCGCTAAACCAGGCGTTCTTCAGCACCGGCGCCAGCGTCAAGCTGGACATGACGGACCGCGGCCGCGGCTGTGGCGTGGCTAACATCAACCGTACCGTCATGGTTGTGTCACACACTGAGTGGTCAGCGCAGAAGCTCAAGCTGTGGTTCAATGAGGTTGAGGTTGAGACCAACGGCGTCACGGTCAAGCGCATGGAGTACAAGCTGCCCGGCCCGGGTGGCATCATCATTGATGAGTTCGACTTCTTCAAGAAGCCGGGCTCACTCAAGTCTCGCTACATGATAGCCATTATCGAGAAGTGTATCGCCGGCGGTGGCTGGGTTATCTTTGCCAGCGCCACGCCCGGCATTACGGTCAATGACATGTGGCTGTTCGCTATCGCCACGGGCCGGGAGTTCATGGGCCAGAAGATTACCCGCGATTGGTGGCCGACCGTAGCCCGCTCAATCGCCTCCCGCGCGGGTGCGTTGCCCTCCGAAAATAGTCCCGAAGCTATGGCCGAATTTCGCAAGGAATTCGCCGACTGCTATATCATCCCGCCGCGGGACCCGCGCAAGGTCAGGGCAACCAACCGCACCATGCTGCTGGACTTCGACAACGAGCACGACCGTCGGTTCTATGCGGAGACCGAACGCCGTTACGCTGAAGAGCTGGAGCGTTGCGGCCGCGGCGGCTTAACCGACATCAACCCGATGTCACTCTTCACAAAGTTCAGAGCTGCGGAGGAATGGATCAAGGCGCCGTACTTTGCGCGCCTTGCCTACGAAACATGGCAGGAAGGACTGGCGCCGACCATCGGCGTCTGCTTCATTGCCACGCTGACCGAAGTGGTCCGCATCTTGGTCAACAAATACGGCATCCCGCGGTCCAAGATATCTGTCATCCACGGCGGCATCGACATCGTGACCGAAGATGTTATCGCCAAGAAAGTTGGGCCGCAGATATTCAAGAACATCGGTACCCACGTCATTGAATACTTCAAGCCCAATCATGGTAAGCTCGACCGCGACCATGTGCTGGCGGTCAAGAAGTATCTGCAATGGATTCGCGAACGCAGCAAGTTCGACGAGACCAAGGAGCAGCAGAAGATGCGACAGGCGGAGCTGCTTCAACTGAAGCTCGCCAGTCAAAACGCAATCGAGCGCCATGTCGAGAAGGAATCTTTCCTCCGCGGCACTACCGAGTTCATGATCTTCACGCTGTCCGCGGGGGGCCGCGGCATCGACATGGACTGCCAGTTCCCACATGTCCGCAACCGCCGCGGCTTCTTCACAATCTGCTACTACGCAGAAGAATTCATGCAAGCCTACTACCGCCTCATGCGTGCCATGACCCTGCACAATGTAGACCAGTACGCTGTGTTTTTCCGGGGCACCATGGTCGCTGACAAGGTGGCGCCACGCCTCCAAGACAAACTCAACTCTATCCGCGCCGGCACCGTACTCAATGACTCACTGGCCGACGAGGCGCTGGAGCTGTTCACGCCCGCCAATTTGCAGAGTCCACGCAAGACTATCACTGAGTCGGATCTTCCGGCGAGCGAACTCAACCTTGACTTCGACGCCGAAGGTGAAGTCGATAAGATCCTGCGGCAGATTGAAGAGGAGGAAGACTAACATGTCCATATTCAAAAACCTATTGTATCCCTCCGCAGTTGGGCGGCCGCTCACGCCCGCGGAGATTCAAGCGCGGCTGCCCCTTCAGACCCGGGCGCAGGCGTCAACCCCGCTGCTTACGCAGCGCATGCAGCAGTACATCACAGTGCACAAGCCCACGCAGGAGATGCTTCACCAAGCCAATCTCTGCGCGCAGACTCCGCATCCTGTGCTGATCGAGGGCGAGTCCGGCACGGGCAAGGAACTGGTCGCTCGTATCATGCTGGGTAATCGACAGATGGACAAGTTCTTCAGCGCGAACTGCGCGGGCATTGTCGATACGCTGTTTGAGTCTTTGATCTTCGGCCACGTCAAGGGTGCATACAGCGGCGCGGTCACCGACAAGCAGGGCCTACTCGTAGCCGCGGGCGATGGCGTAGTGTTCCTTGATGAGATCGGGGAGCTGCCACTCAACCAGCAGGCCAAGCTCCTGCGCGCAATTCAAGAGCGGCTGGTCACGCCGGTTGGCTCAGTCGAAATCAAACAGATCCGCTGCCGCTTTGTCTTCGCGACGAATCGCAACCTGCCCGCGATGGTCAAGGCCGGCACCTTCCGCGAGGATCTGTACTATCGCATCAGCCCGCTGCGGTTGCACACGTACCCGCTGCGGGTCCGGCCCGACGATGCGGATCTCATCATGGATGACATCTGCACCCGCGAGAAGTGGGAGCCCGTCGACGAACCGATCCCGCAAGAAGTAATTAACTCGCCCGGCAATGTCCGCGCCCTGATCAACTGGATTACGCGCTATCAAGTGCTGGGTATAACCGAATGGACAGGATGAAACCCATTATTGTAGGTGCCGAAGATAAAGCTCAGCGGTTCCATAACCGCATCGGCTTTGACCCCGGCGAGTACGCACAGGGCCCTGTGCCGCGTGTGGGTACATACACCACCGTAGATGCCGGCGGGCACCCGGATATCATCAGCGGCTTCCAAGTCTGCCGCAAATGCTTTGGCCCCATGAAGTTCAAAGAGAAGGGCCATCCTGTAATCATGATGCTCCGCGCCATCTTGGTTACTGAGTGTCACAAGTGCGGACACACCCAAGCAATCGAACTCCGTCTCCCATGAAGACTAACTATGTTGCCATCATCCCAACATACAACAGCGCCGAACACCTTGAGCGCTGTCTCCAATCTATCTCCGGAGCCACCGCGTGGCTCTGGGATCAGGGCTCAACTGATGCCACGCTGGACATAGCTGCGCGGTACGGCGCGGTCGTGCGCCACTGGCCGTACAAGTGGGACGAGGTCTCTGAATATGTCATGCGCATGGAGGCTACGAACACGGTGCTCAAGTACTTCCCGGACTGCACACATGTACTCTGCCTCGACAGTGACGAGATCCTGACACACAACTGGCGCGAGGAGTTTGACAGCCGCATTGAGTGGTATCCAGATTTGCATGCGCTGCGCGTACCATATTGGCAGCTCATCTGTGATTCACGGTACGGCGCAGTCAACAATCCAATCGAGTACCGCCTTGTATGCTGCGCCGCAGGCAAGGGTCCGCTGTTTAACCACGACGGCACTATTCGCTGGCACCAATGCGTGGCTTATGTTAATGGCCTGGAATACTTTGTACCTCAAACTTTCTTGATCCACCTTGGCTACACGGGCGACCTGCGCAAGCGCTTCCAGTATAACCACGGCCGCGGTGACTGGCCGCACGTGACCCGCGAGGATTTGGAGAAGCGCCTCAAGATGCCGTGGAATTATCTTGAATCCGTTTCGTCCACGCCGCAGTGGCTCATTGACAAATGCTTAACGCTCCGTGCCATAATTCAAGAACATAGTAAGACGCGCACCATCACGGTAACTGGCACGGAACCTGCTTTAAGGATTAGTAACATTGAATACCATTAAAGTATGAGGTTCGATCCAACACAAACTTATCCTAATCCAGCCACGACCGCATATAACGGCGAGTACGTGGCGAACATCGTGGGCGAATGGCAGAAGGGAAACTTCCAGCCCATCGAAATTGATGCCACCACATTGGGCATCAATCCGAATTCCTTGCGGAACCGCCTAAGCTACGGGCTCAAATGGCTATGCATGAATGCTGAGACCGAAGAGCAGCGCGCTTATTGGGTTGACATTCACGATACCATTGAAATCCGCAGTCGCACAGGCTCGACCTGTCTAGAGATTTACCGCGCCAAGGCGCCGACTGCTACGATCCGCCTCATCTCAGACAACCGCTGGCTGGAAATTGTGACCAGCTTCACGCGGTGGATTGGCACGGATCCGCGCATCCGTTCAACTTGGCTCAGCTCGCTGAGCCATCACACGGACGAACAACTCGCGTGGTTCCGCGGGCAGCAGGCCAAACTCGACGCAGATAACAAGGGCTATGCTTCTATCATTCGGGCGGACAATGTCAAATTCATGCGCATTCCTGTATGACATTCGAGGAATTACTTGAGATGCCCGCAGACGACATCAACAAGATGTCCGACGAGCAGTTGCATGCTATCCTTGATCCGTATGCCCCGCTGTGCCGGCCATCCGCCGCACTCACGGCGTTCCAGCCAGCCGCCGCTGTCACCATCGACCCCGCAATCGTGGCCAAGATGGCCAAGCTCTCACAATCTTCAATTGGTTCACTCCTCAAACGATGACTCCCCAAGCTGCACCGCCGGTCACCAATCTACCGACCGTTGAGGTTCTCCTCAATGCGTCGTCACTCAAAGTCTCAGCCTGTCAGCTCCGTTACCACAATACCGTAGTCCAAGGTATGCGGTCCAAGGTTGAGTCCGAATATCTCACCTTTGGAAAAGCTGTGCACAAGTATGCAGAGCGCCGCTCCAAGGGCTTTGATCATGCGCACGCACTGATGTTTGCCATGGAAGAATACAAGGGCGAGAAAGTTCCGCAGTTAATTCAAGCATGCAGCGCCATGCCGCCGGCGCTTGTGTCCCCGCTCGTCGACGAGACGGGTCCATTCGTTGAACGCAAGTTCAAAATCTACTGGTATTCAGTAACCTACCTTGGCAAACAGTACGACATCTACGTGTGTGGTACGCTCGACGTAGTGGGCATGACATCCGAGGCCCTGCGTATTCAGGACTATAAGACGGCACGCAAGTACAGGGCCGATGAAGTCTTCGCGGATTACCGCACCAGTGTGCAAATGGCCTTCTATCCATGGGTGCTCTGGCGGTTCGGCTATAGTATCCTGCCCATGCTCGCAGCCAACATGGCACATGAGTGCAAGATGTTCATTCAAATCTGCGCGGTATTCTTGAGTTGGAACCCCGTGCAGTGGCGCCCCGGCCCCATCACACAGGCGTGGCCGCACGAACTCGAAGCCTTCGAGAACCAGCTAAAGCATCACATCGAGACGCAGTTGATCCCCGCGCACGTTAACCCCACAGACAACGGCCGCATTAACGACACTTGTAACAAGTGTGACTTCCGTAGTATCTGTTACGCCGACACAATCACCGGCGCCGAGTGGGCGCGGGCACAATTTGAAATCGTACCGTATAACCCCCTGAAATGGTAAGTATATGACTGTCATGGAACAACTCGCCAAGCTGCGAGAAGCCAAAGCCGCGGAGGCTAAGGCTAAGGCCGAAGAAATTAAAGCCGAACCCATAGCGGCACCATCTGCCTCTACTGATTCTACCTCGGCGCTGGACAAGTACTTCCGCACTACGCAGCAGCGTAAGATCATGGCCCTGATTTATGGGCCGCCCATCACGGGCAAGACTACCGGAGCCCGGACTTTTCCGGACCCCGTCATTGTGGACTTTGACAATAACCTGCCGCCCGACGTTGCCAACGTCGTGCCTATGTGGGATCCCAAGTTCATTGAATCTCTGGGCTATAAGTCCAAATGCGTCAAGGATGTCCCGTATCCTAACCGCCGCGGCGCCTTAATCAAGGTGCTCGCAGATCTCATGGCCACACGCCCCGCGGGTTCAACCATTATTATTGACTCGTTAACCCGCATCGAGTCGTGGTACAACTTGCAGGAAGACAACGAAGCGCAGCCTATCTCTGCCAAGACCGGCAACGTGGACAGCCAAGCTCTGTGGCGCACCCGCCTAGCATGGTTCGATGGGCTATTCAATATGTGCGTGGCTTCGCCGCAGCATATTATCTTCATTGCGCATCAGCAGCAAGAGCGCGACGACAAGGGCAATGTGGTCTCGCAGATCCGCCCGGCCTTGATGGGCCAGATTGGTGAGAAGCTGCCTGGCCTGTTCCCATACTGCATGCAGGCTGTCCGCCGCAAGGCTGGTGACAAGCTCGAATACGTGTGGCGCATCAAGCCCGGCAATTGGGAACCCGCGCGGGTCCCAAAACAGGATGGTCCAGAGTTCATTCCCCAAACCTTTTCTGAGTTGTTGAAGGTCTCGTAATTGGCCTGAAACCTGCTCATATAGATTTCCCTACAGGGAAAGTTACAAATCAAACCGAATCCATATGGCAACATATACTCCCGCAAAACTGAACAAAGGTCCCAAGCTCCCACTCCAATGCTACCGCGTGGTGTGCATGAGTGTGAAGCACGCACTGTCCGCCAAGAAGGGCACGCCGCAGTCCACGCTCAAGGTGCAAGTGCTGTCGCCCGCGCAGGTCACGCTCAAGGACGGCACCGTAGTTGACACCGCCGCGGCCGAAGGTGACATGGTGATCTACTACAGCGAGAAGACGTTGCCCTACGTCATGGAAATGCTGTCCAAGCTCGGCATCGAAGGGCCCAAGGAGGCCGAGTCTGAGGCGGCCTACATCGACGCGGTGCAGCAGCTCGTGGCTGGTCTCGAAGGCCAGACTTGGGAGATGACCGCGAAGTCCATCAAGACCCAGCAGATCGACGAGGCCACGAACCAGCCTCTCAAAGACTCGACCGGCAAGGAAATTGCCGGATTCGAGAAGAATGAATTCAACTCCATGAACGTGGTCGGCAACCGGATCGCGCTCAAGGATCTCGGCGCCTAAGTTATGGGCCCGAACACCGAACGTGTAGCCCAGCCGTTACGCTACTTCGCGGAGCCGCGTTTGAAAGCTACACCGCCAACAACGGAGCCAATCGTGGATCCCGAATCCATCGGTTCGCTGTTGGACAAACTCGGCAAGTACCAATCAGAATTGGATCAGCGGATCGGTGAGCTGGTGGCTAAACTGGAACCGATCTTCATTCCGCAATCGGCTGACAGTGTGGTTGGAATTAATTCCGCGACGAATGCGTCACCAGTCGCAGCGGTGTTGCACAGTCGAATTGCACAGTGTCAGTATCAAATTAACACGATCCTGGATATCTCAGCCCGGATCAATCTCTAAACGCGGGGCGCCGACTTCGGTCGGCGCTCATTTTTGGAGACTCCTATGGTTAGCATTACTGAATACCTCAAGTTCGTCAAGGCCCTGGAATCCCATCCAGCGAACCTTACTGTCACTGCAAAGATCCCTGAATTCGAGGGACTTAACGTAGCCCGCCTCATTCATTGTGCGCTGGGCCTGAGCACCGAAGCCCTTGAGCTTCTAGAACAACACCGCGGCGCGTCTCGCGACAATCAAATCCGCGAGGTCGGCGACATCAGTTTCTTCGCGACCATGCTGTGCGATGAGCTGGGCTGTTTACCCACGGACGCTGAACTCAAGGCCGCGCCGCTTGTCAAAATCAATACGCTGTGCACGCTTTGCGAAGACGTGGCCAGCCGCATCAAGGCCGGCCTGTTCTATGGCACGCCAGTCAAACCCAATGACCCGCCGGGCTATTGGAAGCACAGCGCCAAGAACATTCTAATGTGGGCGCACGCAATCCCGCGGAACTCCGGCGGCACCGACGTATTCAAGGTCATCATGACCAAGCTGGAGACGCGGTACAAGGCCAAGACCTTCGATCCGAAGGCCGCAGTCAACCGTGACACCAAGCAGGAAGATGCGGCATCCGCCGCGGTTATCACCGGAGTGCCACCCAAACCCAAGTCGACGCTCGAATTGCTGGGCTCTCTCCAACGTTGATATGATACTTGTAGTCCTTCCCCGCCGGTCGCGGTTCGACAAAGCCAACGAGGATATCCTTGTGGGCCCGGCGCGTAAGCTGTGTAATGAAGCACTCGGTCATTATGACGTGTGCTATGCCAGCGAATTCCGCGCCCGGCGGGGAGGCTACTCGCATATTCTATTGACCGGGCAGGAGTCGCTCGATCAGGTTAAGCCCGGTTACAGTTTGACCACCCAGCGCGGTTACGTTTTCAAGCACGACGATCAGTACATGACCTGCACCTTCTGGCCGCAGGACGCTTGTGACGTGGTGGACTTTGAGTCTGACGAAGAGGAAGTTGACCTCGATGCGGATAACTCAAACAAAGACGACGCGCCAACCCGGCGGTCGAACTATCGCTTCTGGTTTTTGCAGGATGCCGCCAAGCTCCTGCGCTCGCCCGCCGACGCCCCTGTTTTGCCCTACCAATATCTGCCGCCGGAGTTGATGGCGCGGGTTCTAAATGTGTCAGGCCGCCGCATCTTTTTCGACATCGAGACACACCCAAACACCAATAGCCTGACCTGTTTCTCCGTCGCGGTTAACGATGGCCCGGTGTTTACGACGCTAATTTATGACTACAATGGTCGACTTGTCGCTGGCGCTCATAAGTGTTTGGTGGCTCTCGCACGAGCTTTCCGCAATAATACCGTTGTGGTCCATAATACAGGCTTTGATATTCTGTTCCTCGCTATTTACTACGGCATTCCAGCGCCGCGGCAGCTAGAAGATACCATGCTCATGGGCCATCGGCTGTGGCCCGAAGCGGAAAAGTCGCTGGCCCACAATATTTCGCTGCACCTGAACGCGCCCTACCACAAAGACACGGGCGGCACATGGGATCCGCGGACCCTCGACGAGCAGACGCGGCTGCTCAAGTACAATTCGCTGGACGTTGTGCGGCTCCGCCAGCTTTGGACCGCGCAATGGGCCGCGGCCGAAGCGCTGCCGGGCCTCAAGGAATCGCTAACGCAGGTCAACTCCAGCATCTACTGGTATTTGTACTCCAGTTTTCACGGCCTGCCCCTCGATCCAGGCACGGTGCTGCGCCACAAGCGCGCTCAAGTTCCAATCATGGCGGCAATGGAGCGGATCTTCGGCATTATGACCGGGATCAAGAATATCAATCTGGCCAGCTCCGAACAACTCGCGCGGTACTTCGTTGAAGGCATGAAGTATCCGATTCTGAAACTGACCGACGGCGGCCAAGCCTGCACCGATGAGTCCACGCTCTACAAGTATCTTAGCAAGTTCCGCAATGCGGCCATCCGCGTAATCCTGCGGCACAAGCGCGCCAAGAAACTGACCGGCCTTCTCAACTTCCAGCCCTTTGAACGAGTTACCAAACGCTAAACGCAACCCCGCATACGATGCGCTCGACGGCCAATACTATGGCGTGCCCGCGTGTTGTATGCCCAACCAATATCGAATCATTATGACACCGCTGCCTCCCATACCCATGTTCCGTCGTATATTCACCGCGGCTGAATACACCGATGGCTTTGATGACTATATCACAGGTGAGGGTACACTAGCAATTGATCATGGTCCTCTTAAAACGGGGGAACATGTGTATTGGCAATTCAATCTTAACAGTGGCAAGTTGGAATTTCTCGATAAAGATAGCGGTCAGCTACTTACCACATTACACCTCGAACTCACAATCGCATGAGTCTACCCACCTGCAATGAAGTCAAACGCCTGTTCGCCATCGCCACTGACTATGATGGCACCAACGATTGGCCCCGCTTCGCAACACCCAAACTAAATGGCGTCCGCGGTATGTGGGTGCCCGATGTCGGGTTCGTGTCCAAGGATGGAATCCCGTGGAACGATGGGATCTTCCCGCACATTGAGCCGCTGCTCAAGTCCTGCATTATGCTGATCGACGGCGAGTTCTATCTGCATGGCATGTCACTGCAAGACATCAACTCGCGCTGTGCCATCATGCGCAATCAGCCACACCTAGAAGTGCGACACCTTCAGTTCCACGCTTTCGATGCGCCCTTTGCGCTCGGCGGTTTCGAGGATCGCATGCTCTATCTGCGGAAGCACCGCACTTGGGGCGATGACTCGCCAATCAAGATTGTGCCGCACCGCGCCGTCACCTGCTGCCGGACCGCGGACTCCGCGCACGAGGCCTATGTGTCGATGGGCTACGAGGGTACAGTCTACAAGTCAGGCAGCCATTATCGCTTCGGCAAGTCGGGCATGATGCTCAAGCGCAAGGCATGGCAGGATGCTGAGTTCGATGTGGTTAAGCTCGTCGAAGGTACTGGCGACGGCAAATATGAGGCGACTCTCGGCGCCGTGATCTGCCGTACCAAAGAGGGTAAAGAGTTCCGCGTCGGCGCCTTCGAATTTAATGACGAGGCGCGCTTCGCTGTCTGGATTGGTGCCAAACCTGCTCAAGCTAAGGTACGCTACCTCGGCTTGACCAACGAAGGCATCCCCTATAATTCCCGCGTCCTCGCATTTTTGTGATACCCAAGATTGAAGTCTACTTGCAAACCGCGGATATGCTAATCGCGGGTCCATTTGAAATGCCCGAAGCCGTTACAGAAATCCGTCGGGCCCATGGTGTGCAACCTGTATTTAGACTAGATCAGAATCCTGAGACGTGGCTAATGAAATTTCGTCGTTATCAATTCCGTGGCAAGCAGCACCGCATAGGATATAAAAGTTATCCTCTTTATGAAGAAATCCCTGACTAATCTAGGCGGAATTGCCCTCTGTCTAGGTGCAACAGTCGGCGCGCTCGGCTTCACGGCTGATGCGCTTTTGGGCACCGTAGTTCATGTCGGCGCCTACATTACGCTGCACAAATACACCGCCGGCAGCATCACCGTTAACACCAGCAACACCGGAGAAGTGACCACGCAAGTCACCAATCCTACTTACAATCTTCTGACCATGTCGGACTTTGGTCCGGCCTGGATTACAGTTTCGCCCGAAGAATACATTGCAATCACAAACAGACAACAAGTGCAACTGCGCGGCACCGTCGGGCGATGGTCCGGGCATTTGTACGCGCCAAGTATATACCAATGAGTACGACCAATCAAACCGGAATCCACCCGAAGCCCGACTACATTCTGGCCACGCTGGTGCATCCGAAACCTTCCAAGATCGTAACGCCCGATGCGCACAAGTCGCAGGAAGACATGCACATCATTGTCGTCGAGGACGCCAACACCAACACCGCGGCCCGCATTTCTGAGGGCACCCGCATCATCGCCATGGGCGGCGTGCCCTTCCAATACAAGCGGAAGATGTACTCGCTGTTGCCGTGCAACGCCGTCATGTGCTGGTTCGACCCTGAACCCAGCGCGCCCGCGGAAGAGGCGCCGCTGTTCCGTCTCAACTAATGAGTGCTGATGACGAATGCCCGGTTTGTGGTGGCCAACTTATCGGCGACGGCTACCAAACCGTGTTGCATTGCGAGAATGCGGATATCAATGATTACTGGTATACCGAACCGGATGCTTCACCCGTGTACTGTAAACCGGTAAAGGAATAAATCCGATGGGCCGCGCTGCGGCCCATCACCTTTATACCTATGTTGCTCATCAAACCTAAACCCGAACCGAAGAAATTGATCTTCGTGTTTGCCCCTACGGTAAAAGTGGCAAGTGAATACTGTGGTTGGCATCCCAAAATTCACTGGCAACTTGTTACGGATGAGATAATAATTGAAGGCTATCATGGACCGTTGTGTTTGTTATTTCTGCCTGGGTACCACCTATATCCGCGGTGGCCTCAAATACACTCAGCTTTGAAACGTTGCCCCGCCTATGTTGCGTGCATTAACCCAGCTTAAGCCCGCCGGGACTAACAGTTACCGCCTCGCCGCGGCCAAGCTGTTCGGCTATGGTGTCAACGCGCAGAACTTTGACAAGGAAGTCATCGACTGCGTGTGCGCCCCGCCGGGCTGGTCCATTGTGCAGGCGGACCAAGCCGGCGCTGAAGCGCTGGCGGTCGCTTTTCTAGCGAAGCCCGGCCGTTACCGCGAGCTGTTCACCGTGGGCGTCAAGCCCCACATTTATGTGGCGCTGCATCTGTTCCTCGACAAGTTCCGCGGCGAGTTCCCGCGGGAGCGCTACTGGCTCAAGGGTCCCGCGGAGCTGAAAGCCCTGCCCGAATGGGCCGAGTTGTCCGTCACTATATCCAGCTCTAAGTTCGAGTACGACATCGGCAAGCGTACCGGCCATGCCTCAAACTACAAGATGGGGCCCAATACATTCCGTGACTCTACACTCAAGGAATCTGAGGGCACGCTCATTCTCGACTACGATCAAGCCAAGTTCTTTCTCGACACCTACAAGGAATTGTTCCCTGAGATTGTCGAGTGGCAGAATGAGATCGAATGGCAGATCCGCAATCACCGCATCCTTTACAACCTGTTCGGGTATCCGCGGCGGTTCGAGCGGATCATCACCGACGGTTATCTGCGCGAGGCTATTAGCTGGATCCCGCAGAGCACCATTGGCTGCATCACGCACCAAGCTTACCGCCGAACCGCCGAGCATGTACAAGCCCGGCAACTACGGTGGCGCATCTTCAATAACAAGCACGACAGCTATGCAACACTGACCCCAGATGCCGAAGCTCCAACCGCCGGGCGGTTAATGGCCGAGCACTTGGGTGTGACGCTGGTGGGTCGCGACGGCGCAACTTTCACAATGAAATCCGAAGTTCAGATCGGCCGCAATTGGGGCAAGTTCGACAAGAAACATCCCGAAAAGAACCCCGGTGGCATGAAGGACTTCAAACTCTAATCTATATGGGCGATGATGCTGATTACGCAATGGAACAGGTGGAGGCTGAGTACGCTGAGCAGCAGGATCAATTCGAACCTCCTGAATTTGAACCCGCGCCGAAGCAAAAATACAAGCCAATCGCGGTAACTGGCGAGGAACCTTGTCCGCGATGCGGCAAGCCCATGCGACTGCGCAGCGGCGCCTATGGCCAATTTATGGGATGCTCCGGATTCCCTAAATGTAAGGGTTCCCGCTCGCTTGCCGGACTGGCCACGTCTTCACTGTCACCGCAAGTAATCCCTGTGCCCATGACACCCCTAACCGCAGACGAAGAAGTGCTCGCGGTTCTGGAGCGACTAGCCAAGTATCACCTCAAAGATGGTAAAACTGTACTGGAGCGCGTCAATCCTGAACTGCGGGCCTGCGTTGAAAGGTACCTGCCTCGATGAAAGACACCGACATCATATTTCGGCTGCGAAATAGGTTTATCTCCAAGTACAATCAGCCGCCCAACCTGCTGATCATTAATGACCCCGAGCATCCGGTGCTGACACTGGTGCGTCTCTGGGACATGCGCATCATTCTCGATGACTCCGCGGTCGAACCCTTTACAGTAGCCCTCGAACTATGACAAATCTAGACAAATGGCGGTTGTATAACCGCGAAATGCCGAGCCCCGCGAACTTTATCGATTGGGGCTTTTACTCTTTAATCTCCGCGGCATTGGAGCGCCGTGTGTTCTACGACAATGAGACCAATCCGCTCTACGCGGGCATGTACATTGTCTATGTGGCGCCGCCGGGCGTCGGCAAGGGCGTCATGATCAACAAGGTTTCACGCACCTTAAGTCAGTTCATGAAGTCCGACGCGCCTAAGTTGTCTGTTACGGAGCGCATGGCCATGCGCATGAAGGGCGAAGATCCAGACCGCGCCGGCCGCGAGTTTCCAGTGGCCGCGGACTCCACAACCTTCGAGTCCCTGCTCCAGCAGATCAGCCGCGCCGCCACTATCCACAAATACAACGAGGGCGGGGTCGATCGTGCTTACGAACACAGCAGTTTGTTTTGTGGCCTCGACGAATTTACCTCCATTTTCAAGCTCCACGCGGAAGACTTGATCACGCTGCTCTGCACCATCTGGACCGGCACCAACTACCGCCGCGAGACCAAGAAATCAGGCTGCGACTATGTTGAAAACCCCTGCTTCAATCTGCTGTCGGGCACCACGCCCACTGAATTTGCTAAGCTGCTCAAGAAGGAAATCATAGGTTCTGGGCTATTGAGCCGCACGCTCCTGATCTACGGCAACCGTAACCGCAATCGCTTCATCAAGTGGCCTGAGCCCGACGCCGAGCAGAAAGCGGCTTATGCTGACCTGCTCACGTGGGTCCGCAGCCTCAAGAAAGTATATGGTTGCGTGCGGTACACACCCGAAGCCGAAGAATGGTTGAGCACACACTTCGCTGACGAGAAGGGCTGGCGCATCAACAACCATCCGAAGCTCGACGAGTATTACTCTCGGCGGTTGACGCATTTGCACAAGCTGACCATGACACTGCACTATGCGGACCCCGGCTATGAAACGCTGGTGCCCATTGAAACAGTCCAGCGCGCCAATAACATTCTGGCCGAAAACGAAATGACCATGCACCAATGCTTGTCGATCGGCGGCCGCAACGAATTGCACCCCGCCGCGGAGCACATTGTAACCTACCTCAAGCGCTATCACGAAGGTGCCACCAAGCGCGAACTCTCTGTAGCCTTCGCTACGGAGCTGCGCGAGGAGGAGCTACTGGAGGTTATGCAGGTTCTGGTTCACGTGCAGGGCCGCGTCCACTACGATTCCACGAAACAAATATATTACATACCACAATGACTGATCATACAAAACATATGAAAAACATCGCAATTATATACCACGACGCCGACTTCGACGGGAAGCTGTCAAACGAGGTTTGTCGGTTTCACCTCGGACGCCTCTATCCTGAGGCAAAGATTCACAGCTACGGATGGGACTATGGAAGGCCTGTGCCTCGTCCGGATGGGGCACTCGAAGGCATCGACGGGATGGAGTTTTACGACTCCATCTACATCGTGGACCTGTCCGTTGACGAGCTGATGGCGCGGCCAGAGCTGCGCGACAAAATCGTCTGGATCGACCACCACAAGAGCGCGATTGAGAAGTGGGATACCTATTTCCACGGTAGCGAGCAATTCACCGGATACCGCATCGACGGGGTGGCCGCCTGCCGGTTGTGCTGGCAGTGGTTCGCTTCCGAGAGCGGTCCCCACGGCGACCCTCGCACCCACCCGGTCGACGTTTTTCTTCCATTCAAGGATGCATTTGTGGACCGCCGCGTCTCTGAGCCTACACTTATCCGGCTCGCGGGTGAATACGACATTTGGGATCACCGCGATCCTGACGCTAAGGCATTGCAATTTGGATTAAGAGCCATTGATCAGAACGACTTCAATGTGCTTGTCCATTATCAATTCGCGTGCGGTCCCACAGAAACAGTTGACTCAATCTACCTACACCCGATCATCGAAAAAGGCCGTGCCATCAAATCCTACTGCGACCGCAACAACGACGAGTACAGCGCGGCGTACAGCCAGACAATTAATTGGGAAGGCCTGACGTTCTGCGCGCTCAATATCGGACAGCGCGGCAATTCCGACCTGCTGCGCGGTGGCATCAAACCTGAGCACGATGCACTGTTTGCGTGGAGGTGGACTGGAAATGTTGTGCTGGTTAGTCTTTATCACGCTCCCGGTAAAGAGCATCATGACCTGTCCAAAATTGCTGTGAAATACGGAGGCGGCGGTCATCGAGAAGCGTGTGGCTTTCGTTTGACCTTAAACCAGTTAAGTAATTTACTATGAAGCTACCCAAACTCATCGGGCTGGGCTATCGTGCCCGGTCCGGCAAAGACACCGTGGGCGAGTACTTACAGCTCGTTCACAAGTACAAGCGCGTCGCTTTTGCCGACCGCCTAAAAGAGGTTTGCAGCCTCATAACTAACACGGACGCCACTGATCCGGACTTCAAAGACCAGATCACCATTGGCGGTATCCGCGGCCGTGAATTTTTGCAGCGCGTGGGTACTGACTTGAAGGCCATTGACCCACTGATTTGGGTCGAGGCCGCCAATCTCCGCGTCCGCACCTTGATGCCTTATCCAATCGTAGTCACCGATGTGCGATTCAAGGCTGAGGCTGCACACATCAAAGACCTAGGCGGCATCCTTATTCAGGTGAACCGCCCAGGTCTTGAAGCCGATGCCCATATTAGCGAGCGTGAGGGCGCGCAGATCAAATGGGATTACGAACTGGATAACAGCGGGGATATTGCGGCATTGCACCGCAATATCCGCGCCATGCTTCCTATCATTTCGGCACAGCTTTAAGCTTCGCCGCCTGTCTCCGGGCCCGGTAGGTCGCAAGACCGCCGGGCCCTTGCGTTTTCTCGATCCAACGCTCGAACTCAGCCTCAAGCTGCGGTGACTCGAAGCCGCCCTGATAATTATCGAGACGCCGCCGATCCTCTGGCGACAACTTAAGATAAGCCTCGCGGTCACCTTCACGCGCAGCGTCCATCGTGGGGTTAATTTCCGGCTTCGGGCGGAACAGGTTGCCCGTGCCCATTCCAAACAAGACGCCCGCGGCTGGGATCTTGCGGCGTTTGTTTAGATACTCGAAGTTGCTCTTTGTGTTCCGGTCCTGTGCCAGCTCCGGATCTTGTTTAAACCGCCGGAGCATCTGCATGTTATCGATTAGCGCCCGCTGTGAGGCTTCAAGCAGTGTGGGCACAACCGGCTGCCCCTCTTGAATGGCGTCAATCGCAGCTCCAACAGCGCCGACCGCGTTGGCTCCGAAGGTGATCACTGGATCGCCGACCACCATTTGCTTCTTACCGCGGACGCCCGCGGCCAGGGCCCCAGCGACGCCGCTGGCGAATCCAAATGTACCCGTGTTCTGCGCCATCGACATCACGTTATAGATGTGCTCCAGCATAGGATTGCGCTGGCCCGCGGCAATCTCTTCGTTAGTAGGCAATCCGCTGTCTTTGCCTGTAATAGCCTCACTCATCTTTTGCAGCACCGGCGCGGCCAATACGGCGCCAAACAAGTACCGCAGTAGTGGCCCAAAGTCACCCTCCGCGGCAGGCTTGAGCACGTACTTGTAGGTGCGGTTCATGTTCTCGATGCCGAAGCGGTTGATGCGCATGACCTGTCCCATCAAGCCGCCTTTCAACATAGCCGCGGGCAACCCTTCGGCGCCGTAACTGCCTTGCACCGACTTCGCATAGTTGCGGGCCATGCGCGAAATCTGCTTCTCCGCGGACATTGTCTCCGCGGCTCCAAACCCATAGCGGTTGAAAAACTTCTTGGCCTCGGGTGTCTCCGGATGCTCCATGTGCAGTTCAGTCAGAGCCTCGCCAATCGAGTAATCGTGCACGCGGTTAATATTCTCAATACCTACCGCGCCAGTGTACTTCCGCATGAGGTTTGCGGCGTCGTCAAAGTTCTTGGCCAGCTTGTTCGACAGCGAATACTGGTCCGTAATCATCCGCGGGTCTTGCCCCGGGCGGATAACGTTGGCACCCAGCGCCTTCTCGCGCTGTGCTGTGTAGTCATGCAGTGACCGCAGCGTACCTTCCATCATGGCCTCAAGCTCTTCCGCGGAGCCTGCATGAATCAGGTGAAACGGCAACTTCTGCACTGTGTTTTTGAGCCCCGTCAGCGTCTGCATTCCCAGCGAGTACGCAATCCGCTGAACCCCGGTGAACAGATCCTTGGCATTATCCGACAGGCCCGAAGCCCCGCGCCCTTGATTAAAGAGCGTATTCTCCACGGCCATACGGGCATTCTGCATTTCCGGAATGTCGGCAAAGCGGTTATCCTCCGTAGGAATCATACCCACATCCTGCGCCAATTCCGTGTCATTCAAGAAGTGCTGGCGCTTTGCAATCTGAATCGCAAAACGGTCGCCGTAGCGGCCCAGCGCCCGAATCGGGTCCGTTTCCCGCCAGTTATCAGGTAGGTGATATTGCCGCGCATTCTTAGTCAGGGCCCCAAAGTCAGAACCCAGCGAATTGGGCGCTTTGCTCACGCCTTTGAGGTACTTCCGCAGATACGCCGCGGCGTCGTCAGGATTGTACTCTGAACCGTAGATGGCGCGGTTGTGTGCATCGAACTCGCCCCAATGCTCATTGAAGAACTTATCATTGTTGCGACTGATCTGCCGCGCCATCTGCATGTCCAGCATTTCGGGCACGTAATACTGGATGGCGCCGATTGGGTAGCCCGTTTGATCCGCGACGTCCTTAGATGCCTTCATCATGCGGTCGTATTCCGCGTTAATCGGAATCTCCTCCGCGGTGAACTGCGGCGGCACGCCAGTCTTCATAGCCCGCAGGCGCTTCGCTTCAACCGCGGCCACCAATTCCTTTGGCGCCGCGTGCAGTCGCTCCATTGGCCCATTAAAGAGCCCGCCGATCAATTGGTCCTTCGTGTTAAAGAAGTCCGCAACCGCCTTGGCGGCCTTAGGATGAATAGGCTCAAGCTTTCCAATCACCGAATTCGGCGTATACTCAGGTTCATCCGCGCGGTACGCAACATCGCCACCAGCCTTGCTCCGCGCCAACTCCGGCGCGTGGAAATCAAAACGCGTGGCCAACATTCGAGCCGCACGCTCCGGCGTCATGTCTCCGCCGCCCAACTTAGTTGTGCGAAAAAAGTTCCAGTTGTCCCGCAGCAACCGCAGGACACGATTCTGCCCGCGCTGGGCCCTTGAGGCTTCGGCACCCAGCTCTGCCAATTGCTCTTCATCCTGGACCGCGGCGAGCAATTCCTTGGCCCGCGCCTGCACAGCAGGGTTATCGCTCAACGCCATGTCTTGCAGCTCAGCGTGCATGCCCTCATGTTCGTAGGTTGTTGGCCTGGTGTTAGCCCGCGATACAATGATGTCGCCGGTCGGCTCATGGAAAAAGCCGCTGGCCAGCCGTCCGTCGGGCATCTGAATCGGAGCATCAACTTCCCCAAAGCGCCGACCGCGGCGGATCAGCGCCTCACGCCCACCAGCAATATCCGCCGCCGATGCCAACGGGGCATCAGCGGCTTCCCCTTTTGGGCCTTGGAACTTTACCTTTCGGCCCTCCATCCAGTCTTGAAGCGTTTCCAGCTCGGTCCGCGGCCCTTCCTGCGGGAGCCCGCGGTCAGGACCGAAGAACTCAGGACGCGAGACCGGCGTTACTTGTGACCGCGGAGCCTCAGGTGCACCCAGAATTTGATTCTGCTGCAACGCCTGCCGCAGTTGATCCGCTGGCAATTGTTGAGCCTGCTCTTCAGCCGCTCGCGCTTCAGCCTCACGCGCCTGCTCCGCTTGCGCAATCTTGTCAACCTCAGCGCGGCGCGCAGCCTCCAGATCCGCGTCAAACGGCGTGGGCGTGCGCCGCCAAGGCTCCGACATACGGGGCCACTTAGGCGCCGGGACCTCAAAAGGCGGCAGCGGCGGCCGCACCTTCGGCAGCGACTGGTCGATGGCGGACAGAATCGCCGCTTTGGAGTCCCGATCGAACGGACTCGGCCGCGACGGCGGCAGGGGCTTCGCTCCACCCAGCGGCATATCTGGCAGCAGGCCAATCTTGGGAGGCTGCGGCAGAATTGAGACCCGCGGCGGCTCCTGCGCGGATCGGATGTTGCGCATCTGCGTTTGCACATTGGCCAGAATATCGCCCAAATTGTGCTCCAGATCATAGGGCGGCGGTGGTTGCTGCTGACCCGCAGCAGCTTGCTCCCGAGCCGCAGCCATCTGATCGGCCAAAATCCCCGTTGCACGCCCCGCAGGCAGCCCTGGCGGCTCAGCCTCAAGATTGGCTAGTGCCGCAATAGTGCTGGCTTCACGGACCGCATCATTCTCGCGCGAAACAACATCCGATAATTCGCCGGGGCGCACCGTAGGCATCACCGGCGGAGCCTCCGCGGTCTCAGGATACTGCACGGGCTCAATCGTCCGCGGTTTAATGGGCCGCGATGAGGGTTGGCCCAGTGCTTTCTCCGCAGCATACTTGAACGGATTGCCCATGGCCGTTCCGATCCGCCCGAGCTTGCTCCGCGTATCACCAAACGGCAGGACACTCGCCGCCGAGATCCCAATTTCCTTCCAATCCAGCGGCTTACCGTGCACCTTCTGGTTGATCGCCTCCGTAACCCCGCCGATCACCGGATTGGCCGCCAAGCCCGTGACCGCGGCACGCTCGGCCACGTTCATCCCAAGATCTTTGACAGCCAAATTGCTTAGCGTTCCCAACTTCGCCAGTCCAGAGCCCAGCACCTTAGGATTCAGCAACTTAAAGCCCGCCAACTGGCTGCCGATATGCGCCGCGCGGTTGACAAACGGATGCTCCGCAGCATCCCGCTTCTGCTGCTGCTCGGAACCCAGCAGAATATCGTCCACGCCTTTGCCCAATGTAGCGTCATACGCACCCGTGGCCAGCGCGCCGCCGCCCATAAAACCTAGAGCGCCGACCCCGAAGCCCGCAAGTCCGCCCAGCGGTCCACCAATCGCAGTGCCCGCGGCCGTAGCCAGCGGTTCCGCAATGGCGCCACCGAATTTGCCCCCAACCGCGGAGGTCATGGCGCGCGGCGCGTCTGATGCCAGCTTGCGGAGTCCAAATTCAAGGGCCCCGCGGCCCTCCGTGGGCGTTGGCACCAAATGCGGCACACCGTCCACTTCCCGCACAGTGTATTCCCACGGGTTCTTACCCATGGCGCGGACAATCTCGTCCGACTCTTCTGGAGTATAAGGCATAATTACTTGATTTGGAGGTTCTGCGGGTTCTTTTTAGCGGCGATCCGCGCGAGCACTTCGGCATCGACGGGAATGGCGCCTGGCACATCTACCGCGCCTGTGATTGGAGCAGCCCCGGGCAGCACAGCCCCGGCGGAGAAACCCAGCGGAGCACCAAGGGGAATTCGGCGCTTCTCAGTGGTGCCAATCACATTACCAGCCATGTCCTTGTTCACGCTGGTTGTGGCATAGGCCTTCACTCCGCTGTCATGTTGCTGACCATCCATGACATTCTCACCCGCCAGCGGGAACGGAGAAATCATACGGCTGCCGTACCCAATCGGGACCCCGAACTGCTTCGTGAGCCCCAACTTGGCGAGCGTCGGCGCCACGGCGCTGTCGCCCCAGATATTGTTGAACGCTGCTGATTGCCGCGCCGCAGTCTGGGCAGTATTGCGTGCCGTAGCAATCTCCGATTGGTCCGTGGCGGTCTGCACCTGATGCTTATGCATCCGGCGGTTAACGCTATCGCCGAGCGTCTGCAGCCGCTCCATACCTTCAGCTTCGGGCAGCCCCAAATCCTTCTCAACCTGCACCTTGTCTTTGCGCAGCCCCGCATCCGCGATGTCCGCTTGCATTTCGGCCAGTTCGTTGTCCATCGCAGTCTCGCCAGCCTCTTCGGACTTGGGCAGCATGCCACGGTTCCGCGCAGCAACAACTGCCGCGGCAGCTTCATTAGCGCCGGCTTGGCCCGCGCGGGCCTTTTCCGCGGCAATGTCCGCCTCGGCGCCATACTGCCCAATATCTGTCTGCATGCTCTCGGCACCAGCATCACGTTTGCGCTTGTTAGTATTGGCCTGCGCTGATGCTTCATTGGCCGCAACCTGCGCAGTGATCTGCGTAGCGGCAAACGCATGAGCCTTGCGGTCAATTTCCTCTGGAGTTAGTTCAGGATAATACTTGGACAAATGCTCCTTGGTACGAGCAACCATCTTCTTGTATTCCTGCTCCTCCACGCGGCTCTGCTCTTCCGCTTGGGCCCGCGCAGCCAAGCGTTTTTTGTTCAAGGCGCTGGCGTAGCGGTCGTCGGGGTTATAGATGCCCGCGGTGAATACTTGCCCCAGGCGCTGTCCCACCGTGTGCTTCTTGTGCGGCCACCATCCGTTTGGATCCAAATCGCTATAGTCTGGCATAAAATGCAAAAGTTGTTATTAACCGCCCATCATTCCACCGACACCACTCGAAATGTTGCTAAAGCTGCGCGAGCCCTGCTCCAACGTGTCACCCCAGGTCTTGAATTTGCCCGCGCGGTTCTTTTCGTTGTCACTGCTGAGGCCCAACAACCCGCCGAACATTCCCTGTCCGGCGTTATATGCTGTGGCCCCGGGCTTAGTCACCGGGGTTACCGCGCCGGCCACAGGACTGGAGCGCGAATCACGACCCAGCGCCAAGCTGGCCGGGCTCAGCCCTGTTTTCAACTGCGGCAGCACTCCGGCCAGGTTCGACAGGATGTTCGTAAAGTTCTGCACCTGCGCTTGATGCGCGCTGCCGAAGTTCATGGCCTTAGCCGCGGTGGTTGCCGCGGAGGCATCTGCACCACCCATACGTCCAACGCCCCGTTCAATTTCAGCACGAGACCCCGCGGATAAATTGGGACTCGCGGCTTTAAAAGCCTCACTCAGCTTGTCGCTGAGTCCTTCCATGTTCTTGTACCATTCGGGATTAGCCGCGGCATCGGCGCCGCGCATGGCTGCAGCCGCAGGCACTCCGTACTTCTCCAGATTAGCGACATCCGCGGCAGCTTGCCCCGCATCCATAGCGCCCTGCGCCTTGGAAATCTCTGGAGCCAGGCGGTTCAGTTCGCCAACAGCCAAATCATTGTAGCCCGGCGTTACCGCCTTAGCCGCTTCCAATTCCGCCGTGGCATTTGGCGTGAGCTGCGAATTGAGCATCTGCATCAACTGCGGATAATCCCGGGCCATGGTGTCCATGGCCCACTTGGATTGATCCTGTACCGAATTGACCTTAAAGCCACCGCCAATCTTGTCGACTAGTCCCATAAAGTTACCTTGTAGAGTTTACCGGCCTTGTGATAGGTGAGCGTTGAATACTCACGGAAATAGCGTTCGAGGAGCGGCCAGCAGTGTTTCGTTTCACCCGCCCAGCATTCGCAGTAGATCGACCCTTCCTTCGGATATGCGATACAGAAGGCCGTGATCGTCCCCGCATTTCGAGCCACATAAAGCCACCCTTGGTGCGCCGCAGTATAGCAGCCTTCAACGAATTCAGGTACTGTGAGTTTTTGGTAGATGCTTTCACGATAGCGGTGCCAGACAGCTAAGAGCCCGGCAATGTCACGTATTGATAGCGAATCGATCGAACACCGTTCCATCGACTCCGACGTGGGCGGTGGTAAGGTTGAAGGCGTCGGCTTCGATTGTGAGGAATCCAGCGCAATTGCGTCCATCTTGATAGTAGGTTTGGGCAGTTCCATTTGCGGGCACGGATTCCGGATCTTTGCCGCCCGTGCCCACTACAAAGTATGGCAAGTCTCCAACAATCAGCCGTTGGTAGTTGCCGTAATAACCTGAAACTACCGCGGTGGCTCCCCAGGCGCGGAACGGCAAGCGCAGGTCCGTATAACCTGCGGCTACCGGATCGCCGCCGTATGGCGGAAACGCCAGCACCACAATCTTGAACCGCGCCGTGCTACGTGCTAGCGCCGCTTGGAGCCAGCGCCCTTGGCGGCTGGTGGCGGTAATTCCGTCAGGTTCCCACGGCGTCGCGCCCGTGCCGATAGTCGCCGTGTCCCACCCAACATTAAAGAAGAATACATCCACCGAACCAAACTGATAAACACCATAGCGTTTACCGTTACCAAACTTGGTCCGAAAAACAAGGCCGCCATCAACATCCACATCGACCGCGCCGCCCACCGAATAGAAGCGATGGTCCGCAACCAGCCGCGATAGCGTGGTAGCATACAGCGCCGCTTGTTCGGTGGGGTTGCCATAAAGTTGGTTGCCTAGGCCCAACACAACCGTTTCCGGCGGTAGCCGATACAGCAACGGATCAACTGTACCAGCCTCGAAGTTGCCACAAAAGGCCAACTTCACAGTCACAGCAGCTTCTTGGCTGCTGCGCAAATACAACGTAGCCAGCGTCTGCGGCGAAGCGACCTCAAGCTGCGTCTCCATAGTCACAAAGGCTAGCTTCGCGCTGGTGTTCCACTCAATCATGGCGCCGCAACCAAGGCCGCTGCGCTTTTGGGGTGCCTGGTAGTGGATGTAAGCTGCCGCAGGCCGATCAACCAACGCGGCCGGGATCGGAACCACCGCCCCGTTCGTTTTTGTGGCCGATAGCGCCGGATAGTTCGCCCGGTTAATTGGGGCTTGATCAACATATTCAGTTACTTGGACGATGGTTGGCTCGTACACGTCAACGAACACCGCGCAGATGTTGTCAAACTTCTGGGCCGTCTTAGCATCCGACGCCGACCAATCGCCCATGAAGAACCGACATGTCTCGCGCGTCTCGCCGGCGTTGTACTCGAAAAGTCGATCATCCGCGGTAATAAAGAAAACGCGCTCGCCCTCGGGCGTCGTGGCCTTTGTAAAAGCCTTAATCGCGCCAACCCCGGCGTACACGTCAATTGCTACAAACCGCCCGGTCTCGCCCAACGTCTTGTCATAAACCACAATGCCCGGCCCGAGCTTCGTTTCGACTGCGAACAGCGCATAATTGTCCACTTCGACCGCGGCGCCATAAGTTTGGACCGGCGCCAGAAGCCGCTGAATCTGCCGCGACAGCGGATCGCTGTTAGCGGCAATCTTAGTCTGCTGCGTAGCATTAAACGAAATGATACCCGGCGTCGTGATCAGCGCGATATCGCCGTTGAGATTGGCCGCGGAGCGCGTATTCGGAATACCTACAGGGAACAGATTGTGATGGTCCAATTTTGGCTCTCCAAAAAAGGAAGTATTCGTTGGATCCAGCGAAATCAAGTCCGCCGACCGCAACGTACACGAAATTAGGCTGTCCATGTTGTTAACTGCGTAGAGCCCGGTCAGTTCGTCAAAGCCGGTAGAATAACACGTGGTCAGCGCGTCCCCTTCTTTGTCTCCAGTCTCGTCATTGATGTTCATGACGAAATCCAACGGCCGGCCGCTCACCGACTGCGCGATACGGTTCAGATATCCGGTGCTCCCGCGGATAGCCATAAACAGCTTCTTGCCAACAAACCGCGGGAACCGCCCAATAGGCACATACTCTCGCTGCATTCCATCTTCCGTCTCCCGCCACTGGTCGTAGGTATACGTCACCCGCGCCTGAATCGCATTCCCTACCGGATAAATGAGATAAGGCTGCGTAATTCCCTCCGTAGCCAGAATACCCTCAGGTGTTTCCCGCGCCGACGAATTATTGAACTTGACTGCGTCAATCGGGCCCGAGCGCTTAAAATTGATAGTCGAAGCCGGGATCGCCGTGGCGTCAACCTCCGCCGCAGTCGAATCCAAATTGAGACCGGTGACCTGACGCCACGAATTGGTCGTAGAGACATCACGGTAAAAAGCTTTGCCGGCCACAAACACAATGATAATCGAACCAACCGCGGTGATCCCTTGCTTGAGCCCGGCGCGAACACTCGTGTCCTCCAGCGGTGACCTAATCGGATCAACCACGTCATCCCGAATCCGCCCGTTGCACAGCAGCGGATACGAATTCACGTCCGGACGCACGCGGTTAAACTGTGCCGCGAGACCCCCAAGAAAACTGGTTTGATTATAGCGCATTATCGTGTCCGGTAAGCTCCAACACTGTACCGCCGAGCCCGCAGCCCACGCAGATTCCGAATATCACCGCGGGGCCGCCCAAATTGGACAACAATCTCTTCGCCTTGAATCTTGTCCTGAATCGTTGTGTTCAGCAATTCATCCGCGCGCACCGCATGAACCTTCGCCGCCTGAATTTGGTCCGCCGTGGCGGTATCGCCCAGCTTTCCAATGCGGTAATTCTTCATCGCTGTCAGGATGATCGGCTGATCATAACCGCTGAGCTGGAAAACCGACGTATCCTTCACCAACGGCTTGAACGTTGGCTTGTAAAGAATATCGAAGCACCGGAAATTGTGCTGCGTCACCGGCGTCGACCGCGCTCGCTCGTCCAATTGGATCTCAAGATACCGCGAATACTTGGTCTGGGCGTTGATCCTGGCAATCTCCAGCCCATTAGCATCGCCGACACGTAGCACCGTGTCCGTATCAATCTCCGCGGACTGCAAAATGTAGGCAATATCCGTCCAGTTGACGTCTTCGATGTCTGGCGTACCGTCGGCTTGATAGGTTACATGCAACTCCGCAGACGTATCTGTCGAACCGATAACCGTCACCGTATGCGTGCCCTCGGTCGGCACCAAATACAATGAAATCGCGTTGTCAATTGAACGGCAGATGGCCGATTCGCCCAGAATTCGATGCACGAAGCAGCTTTCCTTGGGCCACGGATAGTCGTTGTACCGCGGACGAATGTCATGCAACGTAATTTTGCCATTCGGCACGCGCACGGCGCGGAGTTCGCCCACACGCTGCGGCAAAGACACGCGCTCGGTCGGATCCGTATCTACACTGAACACTTCCTCAACTAAAGACCGTGGCAGGTCCGTTTGGGTGTAGATTTCTTGTGCCGCGGCGCAAATCAGTGAGGTCAAAACCGCAGCCTGCGCCTCAGTTTTCGGATCCAACCCGATGTTGGAACCCAACTCAATAGCTAGTTCACGTCGATTCATGCGATTTTAGTAAGAATTGCCCGCCAGTTCCACTTCGTCGGGTCAGTAAGCGCCCCGGCGTTAATTCCGGTGCTCACATCTCGAACCTTGAACACAGTACCCGCATCAGCCATCAGATACATATTGATGGTTGTATTCGTCAGCTTATAGATCAACGCCGGCGCGCCCGAAACGCTAACGCCGCCCCCATTGTCATCACACACAAAAGCTGAAATCGGCACAATGTCGCCGATCACATAGCCATTGTTAGCCGCGACGCACACACCAAACACCGTAACTTGCAACGCGGTCGTCGCCAAATTGTGCGTAAAAGTCACCGGGGTATTGACCACCGTCGGCATCAACTGTCCGCCGCTGTCCACAGACTGCGTTAGGGCGCTTGGCGCCACAGCTTCCCACGCCGTGCCATCCATTTTCATCCGTAGGATATAACCCGCGGCGGCCGCAGCCAGCTTCGTAATGGGAGTTTGCCCATCTCGCAGCAAGGTCTCGATGTAGCGATAGCCTAGCGTCGAGCTAAGGAAACTGAGCACTTGATTATCGAGTGCCCCGGTCGTTGAAATCTTGGCCAGCTGAATGGTAATAGCCCCGATCAACGTACTCAATAGCGACCATGCGGGCGGCGTGCCACCGCCGGACACCAAAACGTAAACCCCGGCGGTCGCTTCGGGCGCCAACACATTAACTGCCAGTGGATCGCTGGTAGTGAACAAATTGGCCGGCGAGTCAAATACTACCACACCGTTAACAATGCGGAAAATGTCCCCATCAGAACCACCGTCTGCGGACAACTTGGCGATGGTAACCGCCAAATCCGCCAGCATTGCCGTAGTAATTGAGCCATCCTCCGGAATCTGCTGAATCCATGAAGATTGATCCTCATCATAAACTCGCTGAACGATTTCGGGACCCGACAAATCGATCCACAAAAACCGCTTAAGCGCCGGATACGTAATAACGTCGGGCGCCGTCAAGCTGTAGTAAGTGAATCCCAGCTTGTTATTCAGGACCGCAGCATTGACCAGCTGCTCCAGCTGCGCTGGAGAGGTAATCGTGGATGGCGCCGCGGGCGCTGTTAGGTAAGAATACTCTGACATAGACGAAGAAAGTTTTGACCCATGGTTTCGTTGGTGAACCGCTGCGCATGATCATAGGCGGCTAAGCCGCGCCGTACTACATCTTGCCGATTCTCGTACACAAACCGGAGCTGCGTAGAAAGATGCTTCATATCCGCCCACGGAATCTTTCCTGCGCCCAAAAAGATATTCCGCGGCGCGGACACTAAAGTTGTCCGAACTGGAAAACAACAATTAACATTGCAATAATCGCCCATTGCACCCGCCAGCGGCGTAATTACAGGGCGCCCCGCGGCCATGAATTCGTTCACGGGCAGAGACCAACCCTCCATCGCCGACACCTGCACGCCCACAGTCGTGGTGTGGATCAGCCGCTCATATGTCGACCGCTCTAACCGCGTATCCACAATTTCCACTCGGCGGTCAAATGTGCGAATCTTCTGGCACTCGGGCGTCCGCTTCAACTGCAAGCGTACATCACCTTCATGCTTAAACGTTTCTGAAAAACAATCCGTTAGCTCTTGAATGCGCTTGCGCTCAGGGCACTGATGATCGGTAGCGACCGCGGTGAACGTAAACGGCTGAAATAGTGGCGGTGCCCAGCGCATGGATACACCCAACGGACACAACTTGATCTTCCGTTTAGTCCATGGCTGGATAGCATCCGCGCTGAATTTCGTAGGCACCACAATCTGATCATACCGCCGAAGCCCAACACCATACTGCACGGGCACTTCGGTGGCTTCGTACATCGTGAATAACAGGCGCCCATGCAACCCCTCAGGATTGTTGGCAACCGCGGTAAATACAATATCGTACTTACTTCGTGGTTTTCGTTGGGACACGAAGGGCATTAAATCGCCCGGCGGATTATGACCGAACAGTGGAAATAGTTCGATCTTGACACCCTCGCGCACAAAATGACGGAGGATGCGGTTAGTGAAGTACCCGTATCCGTTCGAATCTTCAAATGACGCAGCGATGGTCAAAGTGGGAAGTAGATTGGATAACTTCGGGGTTGCTTTATGTATAGATGAGTAGGCCATTGTTCGGGAGTTGCGTCGCAACATGTTGCTTGTGTTCTATAAGAAATTGAAATTTGCAACTCCGCTACTGCAAGCGTCTGCGTCTCCACGGCCCAATATTCAAAAATTGCATTAACACTGAGTAGCTGGCCCGCGTAGGCAGGGCACACGATGGGCAAACGGGAATCGGGATAAAGCGCAAATCGCCGGTCTCCGTCACGTACGTACAAAGGCAGTGGCGGGGTTCTGCAGTCAACGATGACGAACGGAAGCTCCAGCGTCGTCGGAATATATTCCGCCACGACAACTGAAGCCACATCAATAACAAGCTCGCCCGGCGATTCCAAAATGAGAAGATCATAAACCTGATCCCGCGCGATCAGCGGCTTGAACGCAGGTTTGCTGCCCGGAACTAGTGGTTTGAAAGGTTTCACAATAAAAAAGCATCCGCCCCATGCTCACTCAAGCACAGGGCGGATGCCAGTAGTCCCCGGCCCGCACGCTATACAGGCCAACCGTCTATTAGCAAGAACTGTGCCAACTTACGGCTTGAGACCAGCAGCAACACCCTTGGCCGTAGCTTCAACCAACCCCTCCGCAGTTGAGTTGTAGCCCTTGACATGAACCTCCGTGGTTACGCCGTTCGTCCCCGTCGTCTTCACGGATAGCTCCGCGAAGTTCTTGGTGAACAGCCCGTTACGGTACCTGCCGATACCGTTGAGTTTAACGTCCGTGCACCCGCACAGACCCATAACCAATCCAATCCCGATCAGTGTTCGCATATCAATCTTTGGACAATTTTGCATTGAGAATCGTCAGCTCACGCTGAACACCCTCCAAAAGGGTGTTAGTTTGGGCTTTTAGCGCCATTAACTGGCTCAGCAAGTCCACATACTGCTTTTGAAACGAGGCGGCCAGATCAACCAGCTCAGTCTTATGACTCTGAACCAGCTCCAGTTTCTCGTTTTCAGCCTTGAGAAGGCGCTCGTTGAGGTCGTTTAGCTTGATCGAAATGAATCGAACGACATAACCTGCAACCGCGATCCATCCCAAAAATGCGAACAGGACCCAAAACCACGGGGACTTGTTTGCAAGTTGATCAGTGGCTTGGAAAACCTGTTGCATATTGGTCATTGCGCAGCCTTAATTGCCGAAACAATGTTGCTGCCGGGCACACCGGCTTGGATCCTCGCCATGAGTTGCAACCGGATTTCACGCATGAGACCCTCGCTCAGTATGTCACGTACCGCGTCTGAGCTTACTGCGCTAAGACGGTAGGAATTCCACGCGACCGCCACGCGATTGCTCAGCACCTGCTCGAAAGCGGTCTTAAGCTGACCATTATTGGTGTACGCAAGCCAACCCGGATTGCTCAAAAACGGCTCCAACTTTGCCGCTTCGGCCACCTGATTAACCATCGCCGCTTTATCTGTGGGCGATAGATTTCCAGTAACCTGCACCGTCGTTGTAACTGTAGTCGGTTCAATATCCGCCAACGCCACCAGCGCCATGAACCCCAACAAACTAACCAATGTTTTCTTCATAGTGTTTAGTAGATTTCCCAACGTGTACCGTCACAGACAATGTGCACCCTAGCACCCGTCGCCAAGGCATAAGTATTGGCATCCGTTACGTCTCGAATTTGTTCCGTACCGGCCGGATCAATAGTTGCAGTGCCCGCACCCACATTCTTGATCCAATATTCCGTCCCTGCAATACCGACCGCGGTAGGCAAGTTTACCGTTACCGGGCTCGCGTTGCTTACCGTAACATAATGATGAGAAGGCGTTTCATGGTCAGTTGGTGATGAGGAAGTTGACGCGAGTCTCGGCGGTCGGTGCCGCGTTCGGATAAATCGTGAAGGAACCAGATCCGGCGACCACGGCGACCGACTTCAT